CAGGCAGGTCAGCAGCAGGGACAGCACAGCGACAACGCACAGGGGCTTCATGTGGTCTCCTTGGTCGCCTGTTCCACCTCGGGTGGAACGGGCTCATTTGCGAAACGGCGGCGGTTTATCTCGTCGGCGACCTCATCGATCGCCTTGACGCCAGCGGCGGCGAGCACCGCGATGGCCACGGCGGTGAGGATCTCGCGCGCAACGCTTTGGGCAAGGACAACGATCACAGCTGGCCCGGAACCTTGATCTCGCCGTGGGCGACGAGGAGCTGTCGGACAACATGGCGCACCCACTCACCGCCGACCATGAAAATATCACGGCTCTTGCAGTGAACCAGGATCTCAACATCACCGTCGGTGAACTCCGCGACGATCCGATCGTTGTTCATGTTTTCGGCCCAACGGTACACGTTGCCGGTGCCCGTGCACTTCTTGGCCAATACGGCGGTTAGAACCTTGTCGAGGTGCTTCGGATTCTTGATCACGCGTCCACCTCGGCGGCATAGCCCCCCCAGCTCACGCCGTGATCTGTGTCGCGAAACTCAGGCCAGACGGGGGCAGGGTAGCGCATGGCGGCGAGGTGCGAGCCCGCGGGGATGTCCTGGTTGGACTTGCCCTCGTGGAAGGCGTCGCCGACCTTGATGTGCGAGTAGGCGCGGAAGTTCTCGACGATCTCGGCGCCCAACAGGTAGCCTTGATCGTCGCACACGCCAGCGGCCTGCCAGGCCTTCATGGCATCGGGCCGCCCGTGCTCAAGCTTGACCCGGAAGCGCTTCGGGAAATCCCAGCACCCCTCGGCGATCTCCTCGGCGGTCATCGCGTTGTCGTGGGCGTCCTTGTCCTCCACTGCGGTCACCACGTAGTAGATCACGCGCGACTCGTCGCCCTCGCCTTTGGCCACGGCGCGTAGGCGGGCGGACTTCTCCACCTTGAAGCTTGCCACGGCGCCGGGCGTGGGCGCGGCCTTGCGGCACCGGAGCAGCACCAGGTCGTACATGGCCAGGGCCTTGTCTGGCACGGCCAGGGCCTCGGGCGCGACCTCCTCGGCCTTCTCCATGGGGAACCCGCCATGCCCCACGGCGTGCGCGGCGGCGGCGTCGAAATGCTCCTCGGAGGGCAGGTTGTAGGTCAGATCCTTGCCGTCGAAGGAGACGGCGCCCAGGGCAAGGGTGACGCGCTCGGGGAGCTTGGCGGTTGCTTCGGCGATCGTGGTCATGGTTTAACACTCCAGTCGCGAACATCCGCGAGGTGAGGGATCTTCGGCGGCTCGGCACGGCATGGTCCCCGCTCCTCGATCACTTGTTTTAGGTAGCAAGCGGCGTCGAGGATCTCCTGGTACAGGTCGTTCATGGCGTCCCGGCCGTTGTGGGCCTGCAGCGGGGTACCGTAGCGGCGGATCCCTTCCTCGCGCCTGGCCTTGAGGTCGTCGATCACGAGGCCTTGAATATCACCTTGGCCCGGGCGGTGGATCGGGGGCGGCTCGGGGGTGGCGGCGCGGTTGGCTCGCTCGACCTTGATTCCCAGGGCGACCGACTCGATCCCGGCTGCCTTTTCACTTGGCGTCGCATCGCGGATGGTCGGCGGCTCGCAACGGCCCGCGGCGGTGCACCCACGCTCCTCGAAGTCGATCGGGTTATCAAGCCCCACCTCCACGCCATGCAGGCCCGCGCCCTCGTCGGGCATGGGGCCAGGGTGGTCGACGGAAGCCTGTTCGCCCGGGGTCGCGTCGGCGTCAATCACCGGTCGGCCCATCTTGGGCAGGCACGGCACCTCCTCGCGGGAATAAAGGATCTCGTTTCCGCACGGGCAGTTGAATTTCATCATGCTCGAGCCAGGCCGGCGAAGGCGGAGATCCTCTTGAAACGGCACCCGTCCGCATTCCACGCACCCGAGGTCGGACGTTGGCGCGTCTGTGACGCGCACAGATGCCGCAAGGCGCAGGGCCGTCATGCTCTGGAACTCCACTGACTGAGGCGGCGCCCCTTCCGGCTCGACGCCCCCGTGGTACGGCACAGCATGGCAGGCGAGACACTCGAGATCGCCCACGTCGTTACGAAACAAGGTGCCACCACTACAAGTAGGACAAGGAAGACCCACGATCTACCACCTCCCCGTGTCGCCAGGGATCGACCCGTCGCGCACGATTGAACGAATGATGCGATCCGTGTCCTGCCGATCAAGCTCAGATTCCAAGGCGTCGGGCTCTTCGTCGCGTCGCTCCGCGCGGCGCTCGATCATCTCGAGATCTTCGTCGGTCGGCTCGGGCACGTCGGCCAGGGGATCCGGCTCACGGTCGAACGGGCAGGGGGCGGCGGTCAGCATCGGCTACTCCTTGCCGTCCTTGAGCTTGACCTTTTTGCCAGCCTTGACGGCGGCGGCCTCGCGGTCGGCCTGCAGCTTGGCGACGGCCTCGCGCTGCATGGTGAGCAGCTCGCAGCCAGCCTCGATCGCCTTGTTGTTGAGGCGCTTGATTTTCTTGCGGACGGGGGCGACCTTGGCCCACAGGGCATCAACCTCGGTGCGCAGCTCGGCGATCTCTTCCTTCTTCGCGGTGATTCGTTCCTTGAGTGTCTTTGGCATTATTTCTTCCTTTTGATCACAAGGGCCTCTGTACAGCGGCAGTTGGATGTGATAATGTCATTGCACGAAAACCAACCCTCTGCAGTTTGGAGATTGTATACATGCCCAACATATCTGAATTCACGCGTAGATGCAACCCTATCCCGATGAAATTCACCCGCGTCAATGTGCCCCTTTGTGAACTCGAGAGACTTTACATCGAAGGGGCCTCCGAGCTGGCCCTCGCGAAGCGATATGGAATCGCCAGATCGGCCATAAGGCCCAGGCTCCTCGCTTGCGGAATTGTCCCCAGAAATCGAAGCGAGAGTATGTTCGTTCGACAGGCCCTTGCCAGCAAAGAGGAGCGACAGGCCCTTGCCAAGGCGGCAAACGAGGCGATGCGCGGATCGACTCACTCGGAGGAGCATCGCTGCAAGATAGCCAAGACACGCGAGGGGGACGGTCGATTTTCTAGCCCGGCAGAGTTGCTCGTCGCCGAGTGGCTGAGGTCTGCGGGCTATAGTGTCACGATCCAGTGCGCGGTAGGTCGCTACAGCATCGACGTGGCCGCCGGGGACTCCGTCGCCGTGGAAGTCAACGGCGGCGGATGGCATGCGTATGGACGCCACAGGGCGCGAGATGCGAAGAAGATCCCCTACTTCCTCGATCTTGGATGGAACGTCTTGACCATATGGGTTGACAAAAGAAAGCACCCGCTCACCCGCGCCGCCAAGAAATACCTCATCGCCTTCGCGGAGCGCACCAGCTGCAACCCAACCGCGAGGGGTGAGCACCGGGTGATTTGGGGTGACGGAGCAGCTTGCGGCCATCGCCGTTTTGATCTCGACTAGCGGGCCGGCGTATTCCCGGCGAGTAACAGCCTCAATCTCTGGACCGTAGACCACCTGGCCGGCAGGCACACAATTGGGATGGGCTGGCGGGGTTTCGACGTCCGGGCCTCCAGCTTGCGCCCACGACTCCCCTACATTGATTTTTTCTCCATGAAGAGGACCACACACAATACACACTAATTCATCTAAACCAGTTATCCATTCCTTGCGCTGATCGTCGGGCAGCGCCCCGTCTTCCTTGAGCTGATCCCATAGCTGCTCCCGACCCTTGTTGATCGCGGTCATGCTCTCAGTGTGCGCGATCGTCTTTGCACGGGCCGCGATCTTGGCCTCGGCGTACTTGTCAGAGGCGGCCAACGCCCGGGCCTTCATCGCGGGATCTGAGCCGGCCTCGGCCAGGCGGGTAGCCCTGAACTTCTGCCATGCCTTGGTGTCTCGCTCGGTCATAGAGATCGACGACTTGATATCGCGCGCCATCGCCCTGGGGTGGCGCCCACGCAAGACGCCCTCGTCGATCACGGCCTTGACGGTCTTGAACCCTTGCGTGCTCAGGTCCTCGACGGCGGCAAGGGAACTTGTGCGTAGATAGTCGGCGATCAGCGGGCGGCCCATGTCAATGATTGCGGCGCCCTCGGCGGTGGCCACGGCGATCCCACCAGCTTCGGCGGAAGCAACGGCGGCCCCAGCTTCAACGGCCTCAGCGACACCATCGGCCAGGGTGGACGCGATGGCTTCGATTGATTCACCGCCCGTGCGCTCGATAATGCTGAAGATCTCCGACGGTCCCAAGCCCTCGCCGATCAGGCGCGCCACCTTGTCGATCTGCACCTTGCCCTGCATCGAGGCGAGGGAGGCGCGCAGATATCGCGCGAGGTCCTTTTCTACCTTGGCCGCGGCGGCGTAGGTGGCCCGCTGGCGCGCGCGCACACGGGGGGCGACGGGGGCGGCCTTGGCGTGGTAGCGGATCGTGGTCATACGTCCTCCGCATCCTCAACCCCGAGGAAGTCACATGCGTCGAAGATCCACTCTTGCTCGTCATCGTCCGTTACCGATTGGCGAATAATAACCACGGCGCGCACAATAATCTCGCGCGCATCGGAAAGTGCGTCTATTTTTTTGAACGCGTCGGAAAACTTCGATGCGCGGTTTTTTTTGCCAGCCATCAGTTCACCAGCCCCCCCTCGGGCGTCCATGGAACGTCGGCCATGCGCATCAAGGCGTCCTCGGTCTTGTTGTCCTTGCTCGGGAACACGGGCATCCCAGCCTGTACCAGCTTGAGCAGCGCGTCGGCCACCGGGCCGAGGTCGCGCGATTCGATGTCGCCCGAGACCACCTTCGGCAGCGGGCGATCGGTGATGCCGTTGAGGCGGAACAGGCGCGGAACGCTCTGGCGGTTGAATGTCTGTTGAATATTCTTAAGCCAGGCGCCGAGGATCACGAAAAACAGGTTTGTGTCCGTGTCGGCGAGGGACTTGGCGCCGACGGCGGTCTGCCCCAGCATGACGAACTTCGCCATAAAGGCCCGGGCCTTATCCCAATCGTAGCGGACGATCACCTCGTTGATGTTGATCTGCCTGGAGCCGCCCGATGACACCAGCTCGAACGTATATTTATCTTTGCCGTTGTCGTCGTACCCGATGGGCATCACCAGCCCCTCGTGCTCGTCGCGGTGGATCCCGGTCGCGATGGACTTGAACACGTTGAGGATTGCGATCTGATCAGCGGTGGCGCCCGGGAGAAATAGATCCTCTGGAACACCGATCTTCGGAATGCCGGCGGCGTCACGCTCGATCCCGATGGCCTCGATCACCTGGAGTCGCTTCTGAAACTGGTGAGCGGGGTATGCGTTGCGGTAGCAGCTCCGCCCCTCCGGGTTGCCCTTGCGGCCCGTGGTGCGGAAGTGGGTGCACTTGTCGAGGGGGATCTCGATCTCGTCGTAGGTGTCGGGCGAGATCTGATAGGCGTGCGTGGCAAGGCCTCGCTCGTCCCAGTTCCAGCGCTCGATCGACTCTTGAGCGCGGCCAGGCATCTTAAGCCAGCCGATCCGCCCGTCGTCGCGCTTGTAAAAGCAATCCTCGAGCAGCGCGTACCCAAAGGGGATCATGGTCATGGCGTCGTCAATCACTTCATCCCATGATTCCTCGGGCATTCCGGTCATGTTGTCGCGGAGAAAGTCGGCGTCATCGGCGTGCACTTGCTCGGACACAAAGCCGGGATTGTCGGGCTTGACGGCCTCGGCGTCCCAGGTTACCTGTCGGACAAGCGACCCGATCGTCAAGTTGATCCCGCCGAGGGTCGGGCAGTTATCGTTCATCTCCCTGTACATGGCCATCCCGCGCGCGCCCTGGAGTTCCTCGAGCCATTCCTCGTACACGTAGTCCCCGACCACGTTTAGGCCACCACGCCCAAGCTCGTGCGTCATGTCGCGCAGGGTTAAGGAGCCCCCGCCCGAAGAGGTCGCGGCCTTCTGGCGGGGGAGCAGGCGGGCAGAGAGGGCAGGAGGAAGGTAGGGAGCGGCGACCTTTGCAGCGGAGGACAGGAGATTTTTAGCGGTGGGGAGCTTCATATCAAACAGCCTTTCCAGGGATCGGAGGCGTAACGGGTGTGACTACGGGATCAAGGGCGGGCTCGGTTTTGTGGTCGAGGCGGTGGCCGCAGGCCTTGCAGCGGAACACGACGTGGTGCAGCCCCTTGCGCTCGACCTGGTCCCATGCACGGGTCAGACAGATTGGGCATTCGGCGGCGAATGGGCCCGGGGATGGGATGACGGTTGCGGTCATGCGGGCACTTCCTCCTCGCTGCCGTCCTCGTTGATCCCAGGCGTCGCGGGGGATCATCGCCCTACCCCCCAGCCTTGCTTACCGCCAAGGATCGGAATGTTCAACGGGCCCGACGACGGTATGGACGGCTTGTTTTCGATCATCAGGTCCGTGATGAGATAAACGAGGGCGTCCATCCGGTCGGGCGATTTCATCTTGGCGGTGGGATCCCACTGTGTCTGTTGATCTTCGAGCTTAACCAACCCGCCCCCGACGTGATGCACCTTGCCCTGCTCGTACAGGGCGGCGACGGGCTCGGCTCGCGTCAGCTTGCCACGGGATGCGTGTACGGCCCTATAGCTCACGGCCTGGTCAACTGTTCTGAGGTTGCTCTCGACAAGGTCGCCTCCGTTGTTCACCTCGGCGACGATTCGATCCGCTTGAAGGCGGTTGTACAACGCAACGGCCTCGGATCCCCACCCGTTTGGAGAATATTTCCCGGAGTGGTCTCGCATAACGAACGCGTGAAGTTCGGGCGAACCCTTGCAGCTGCAGAGACCCACGCCACCAGCTACGATCCCGGTCTCGTCTGATTTTTCAGAGGTCGAGACCGCGGGGTCAACGGCAACGGTCACGCGCAGGAGGGCCGGAACCTCTTCCTCGACCACGCGCGCAGCGTCAATCATGGCGAGATTCCATAGCGCCCCCTGAACGTCATCAAGCAGCTCGGCGTGGAGCTCCTGGCGTCCGAGGCGGGTGCCCTCGTATTTTGAAATGATGCTATCGAAGAACACCTCGGCGAGGTTGTCTCTGTTGTCGTAGGTGCTTCCCCTGGTGACGACGGTACGCGGATTTTTTATCAGCTCCTTAATCGCGGGCAAGGGGCGCGGCGTGGTTGTGATGCACATCCTCGGCGACTTTCCGAGGCGCAAGCCAAACATGAGCTGATCCCAAGTGTCTTGAAGGCGCTTCCATGCCGCCAGCTCGTCGGCCCACCCCCAATGGTGCTGAGGCCCCCTCATTCGGTCGGGCTCTTCTGCGCTGTAAAGCGTGCCAACTGTCCCGTTGGGCCAGGTTAAGATCCTCTTTGAGGGCTCATAGACGGGCATGAAGCCGGGCGGAGACACGGCCAGGATGCCAGACGCACCCTCGACCATCTCTTGGCCGGCGCTGAGCATGGTGTCGCGCACATCGGCCGCCGTCGCTCCAACTAGCGCGCCGTGGCTCCCGGGGTGCTTCCTTGCCTGTTCGACACACCACTCGGATCCGGCCCTGGTCTTGCCAAATCCTCGACCGGCGAGGATAAGCCAAAAAGACCAGTCGTCGCGATCGATGGCTGATTCTTTCGAGCCGGGGGCGAGCTGCTCAGGCCTGGCCCAGAAGTTCCAATCTAGGCGCAGTGCTGCGCAGGCGTCGGGGCCGAGGCGATCGAGCAGCGCGCGACGATGGGCCCACGGCATGGCTCGCAGGCGATCGGCTCTGGATAGGCCCATGGGTTATTCTGGCTTTCCGCCGAGGGCGGCGTCGAGTTCCGCGATCGGGTTCGATTCAACCTTGACGGGGCCTCCATCCTCTCCCGTGAGCTCGACGCGGCGCTTTGGGTGGAACTCAGGAAAGCGCGTAGTGTAGGCCCACTGGTGGGGCTGCGCCTCCGAACTAGACGCGGCGTCCTGCGCCGACGTCCACCTCTCGCGGCCCCACTTGCCAAGCGCGCGCGTGACGGCACGAAAAAAGCGCGCCTCCTTCGAGTCAATTCCTGCGTCGCGGTCCTCCTCTCCTTTCTTGCGCCACAATTCCGCGCTTCTGACGGATACATCCGCTTCAAATGCGGCCAGCTTCCAATGGGCCCCACATTTTGCCGCCTCAACGAAAATCTCACGCACCTCCCGAGTAAGCTTGGATGGCCGCCCACCCTTGTTTTTCACAGCGGGCGACTCATCGCTTACAGGCGCCTCATGCTTCACCTCGGGGTTATCGCGGTTGTCAGACATTAGATCCAAGCTAGCCGAACAACCAGGCATAGTCAAGTCATTAGTTTTATTGATAAAACGGCTTTGATGAAATAACCGGGCTTTTAAGAAAGAAACCAGTTGACAATCGAAGCTAATTAAGCAATATTGCTTCACATGGCAAACAAAAACGAAATGAAGATGACCATCGGCGTGAAGTGGCCAGACGATGAGATTGAATGGAAGGCACTCATGCAAGAAAAGACGCGGCGCGAAAAGTTATCAGGGGTCCAGGTCCAGAATAGTTCCCTGGTCCGGGCCCTGGTCCGCGAGCGCATCGAAGAGATCGGCAAGGGCCAGGCCTAGCGTGGGCAAGTGGTACAGAGCCGACGCGGCCCACCCCCTCCATCCCAAATTTGTTCAGGCTGGACACTGGGGCGGATCGATCACTCGGGCTACCTGGCGGATCGCCAAAATGTTTGACCGAGACGACGGCGACATCACGCCGTGGTGGGGCCCGGCGTTCCTTATACCGTATGCCAACATGGGAGACCTACCCGACTGCATGGAGCTTGCGGCGCAGGGCATGGCCAAGGCGCTTGAGGCTGGCTTAGTGGTAGAGGCTGGCGGCTCCTACTACGTACACGGGTGGGAGGAGCACCAGCCAGTTAGCAGCACCGCACGGGTCAAGGCCCATCGTGCGAGGAAAGGTAAGCCTGCCCACAATGAAACCGTTACGCCTGTTTCAGGGGGTGTTTCACGAAACGTTACGAAACAAGCACGAAACGGTGAAACAACACACGGGACCGTACCAACGGGACGGGACCAACGGGACGGGACGGGAAACAAATGCCCCGGGCTTGACCCGGTTTTTTCAAAGCTCGCGGCTCAACACGTCGAGCACGAACAGCGCAGGGGCCGCCAACCCGTCTCAACCGTTGCCAAGTGGATAGCCAAGTGGGCAGAGTACTACGCAGAGGGTATGGCGGACGACCAGCCCAACGGCCCACCGTGGGGCAATGTGAGCGCACAGGGGTACGCCGACAGGGTGAGCCGTTGCATGGAGCACGCCTACTCCGGAAATTCCAGGACCTGGCGAGACGACGACCGCGAGATGCCGATGGCCGACGCGGTGAGCTCACCCGGCAAGCTGCGCAAAATGCTGGCCCACATCGAGCGAGACATGGACCAAGGTGGTCAGGCCATCGACGAAGAGCGCCCGTCAACGGCCGCAGAACTCGCCTACATGGAAAAGCTCAAAGCCGACTGTGAGAGGATGAAAGCCGAAAAGGCCGCCGAGGAGACGTCGTGAAATCAAATCCTATGGGCCTGGCTCAACGCACACCGTGTTTTCCGAGCCGGGGCGCGGCGGTGGCCTTACTTCGGAGGTCGGGCGGCTTAGGCGTCAAATCCTTGCGCCGGGCCGAGGTGAGAAAGTGACCGAAGAACGCGAGCCATGGAAGGTGTCGGACAAGGCGGCAGCGTATTACGCCAGCTTTCCGCCCCAGTTCGATGCCCCGGAACCTCCGCCCGCGCCGAAGTTTGCGCGCCGAGGAGCTGACCAAGCTTTTTTTGACGTGCAGCGATTTTACGATACCCGTCGCGAGCCTGCGGCACGGTTCTTCAGGCCGGACGGGTCTTACCCGAGAAAGGAGGATAAGCCGTGATCTTCATTCTCGTTGGCGTGTTGCTGGCCCTGTGGTGGGCAGCGATCGCGCCGGATTTGGCCCCGCGCCCGAACATGGGTGCGTGCTCTGGAGGCACGACCGAAGGAAAAGCCCTCCCGGTAGTGGCCACTCACACGGCGCAAGGTATTAAGCCCCAGGGCGTAGCCCAATGAAAGCGAGCCAACAAGGCGGCGCAGGTTCAAGACCCGGAGCGGGGACAAAAGCGATTTAAGGTCCACCCTCGACCAGTGACGGCGCGGAGAGCTCCAACCTCCACAGGAAGCGCGAGATCTGGCCGGTTATTGAGCCGTGCGATCATGCCGGCGGCCGGGGAGGGTGGGCGTCTTAAGGGCCGGTAGCTTAAGCGAGTCCGCACCTGGAGGACTCCACGACAAAGCGCCGACGGGAGACTGCAGGTTTAAATCCTGCCCGGTCCACTAACTGCGGCGAAGCCGCGCAACAGGAGGAAGAGAGTGGAAGACCGCGACATCATCGAAGAGCAGGACGAGCAGCAGGCCCCGGCGGCGGAGGAATCCCCCGACCTGTCGATCAGCGTGAAGATCGACGCGACCAAGAACCCCAAGATCTTCGAGGTCGAGGGCGTGCCCATCCACGGCAAGGCCGCGGTGAAGCGGGCCCTGAAGGCGGAGGCGGCGAGCCAGATAGACCAGCGCGTCGAGATCATGTTCGCCAAGGCCGGCGAGTAACCCATGGACCTCCGCGCGCACAAAGTGTTGAACGAACGCCTCCACTCAACCCGAATGCTGGACAGGATCGCCGTGCTGGCGATCGAGGCGTCAGCCAACGTTGAAGGCGCGCGGAGGCTTTTTAAGCACAAGGGGACGCGATGACATGGGTCTGTATTCCATCCACTTATTCTGCGGTGCGGGAGGTGGACTCCTTGCCGACGCCATCCTTGGACACACTCCAATTGCTGCTTGCGAAGTCGAAAACTATCCCAGAGGAGTTTTGCTTCAGCGGCAGCTTGACGGAGTTTTACCGGTGTTTCCCATTTGGGACGATATCAGGACGCTCCGAAGGGACAACCCAGAATGCAGGGAAGCCTTTGAGCAGTGGGATTCAGTCCGAGACAACCTCGTCATCGCGGGCGGATTTCCATGCACGGACATTTCAGCCGCAGGAAAGGGAGCAGGCATCACGGGCGCAAGGACCCGACGAACAACGAACCGGAGAACGTCAAGATTTTGTGTTCCTCCTGCCACCACAAGAAACATCTCAAGGTGAAGCCTGCGACCTGCGAGATATGCGGGGCAGAATTTCAACCAAAGAGGACGAGGCGGGCGAAGCTTTGCGGCTCTTCGAACTGCAGCAAGGAACACGGCAGGAGATCAGCCGCGTTGCGGTGGGGATAAAAAACCGTGTTGACCGACTTAAGGCCATTGGCAACGGACAGGTTCCGGCGGTGGCTGCGCTTGCATGGCGTGTCCTCGGAGGACCGGTAATATGATCCCGCCCCCCTTCACCCTTCGCCCCTACCAGTCAGCGGCGATCGCAGGCCTGGCCGACCACCTCAGCCGAGACCACCGTCGGCTGCTCGTTGCGTGTGCCACCGGATTAGGCAAGACGATCATTTTTGCCACGGCGATCCGCGAGCTTGATATCCCTGGCCGCGTCTTAGTGCTGGCCCACCGCGAGGAGCTCCTCGACCAGGCCGCGGCGAAGATCCGCCAGCAGTGCCCGGGCCGAACGGTTGGGATAGAGCAGGGTAATCGGTTCGCGGGAAGAGCCGATGTTGTGGTCGGCTCGGTTCAAAGCCTGCACCCCAAACGTCTAGCCGCGGTGCTCGAGATCGGCCCGTTTGACCTGGTGATCGTCGACGAGGCACACCACGCGGTGGCAAAGAGCTACCGGGATATTCTCGACGCGGTGGCCGCTGGAGGCCGCGCGATATCGATCGGCGTGACGGCAACGCCGACCCGCGGCGACGGCGTGGGCCTGCGCGAGGTGTACGAACATGTAGCCTTTGAGATGGGCATAGAGCAAGGGATCCGTGAGGGGTGGCTTTCTCCGATCGTCGGGCACCGTGTACAGACCGGGGCAAGCCTGGCCGGCGTGAGCACCAGGGCCGGCGAGTTCGTCAACAAAGAGTTGGCCGACGCGGTCGACACCGACGAGCGCAACGCATTGATCCTCAAAGCCTACCGTGAACTGTGCGCCGGGCGCCGGGCCCTGGCCTTTTGCGTCAACGTTGAGCACGCCCGACGCCTGGCCGAGACGTTCAACGACGGCGAGGTGCCCGCGGCGATGATCTGCGGCACCACGCCAAAGCTTGAGCGGCGCGAGACCCTGGAGAGGTTCGCAGGCGGTGACCTGAAGATCGTCACAAACTGCGGAGTTTTGACAGAGGGCTTTGACGACCCGGGCGTTGGTGCGGTGCTCATGGCTCGCCCAACCAAATCGAGCCTTTTATATGCACAGATGGCGGGCCGCGGCCTCCGCCTTTTTCCGGGCAAGGTCGACTGCCAGTTGATAGACTTTGCCGACACCTCGGCGAAGTGCAAGCTGAACAGCGCGACAACCCTTGTCGGCTTGCCTCCGATGGATCTGAGGGGGCGGCCAGCCCTCGAAGTTGCCGACGAACTGGAACAAATTCAGACCGACTTTCCATGGATCGACGTTGGCGCGGTGACCTCGGTTGATGACCTCAAGCTAATAACCGAGAAGATCGAGTTCTTCCAGACGGGCACGCACCCCGACGTCGGCACCTGGTCTCAGCTCGCCTGGCTTAAAATGGCCGCGGGCGGGTACAGGCTGGCCTTGCCGAAGAGCGAAGTCGACGGCGTGGAGCGCAAGCGCCAGCGGATCAACCTGGAGCCCAACCACCTCGGCGAGTGGATGATCGTCTACCGTGACGAGGCCAAGCAAGTTGAGCTCGGCAAGGTGGCGACGCTGCGCGAGGCGGTGAAGCGAGGCGACGAGTGTGTGCACAACCACAGATATGAAGCCTTAAAGATCGTCAACACGGCCCGCAAGTGGCGCGACAAAGACGCGAGCCCCAAACAGCTCGACCTGATCGCCAAGCTTGGCGCCAAGGCCCCGGATAACATCTCGCAAGGCATGGCCAGTACGATCATTGACCACCTGATGGCTGGAAAGAAAAAAGGACGAAAGCGGAAATGAAGTGTATAATGTGGGAACAAATCGCGATAAAAAAAGACTTCGAGGCGGCCATGGATGTTAGAACCAAGCTACTTGATCAAAACTTCAACGTCCGAGTCGGCCACGACTTGAGCGGACACACAATTACCGTGCCCGAGGCGCAAGCCCGCCGGGCCAAGGAGGCAATTTCGTGAGCCAGTTCAGCAAGACAACGCGCGAGGCGGTGCTTCGCTTCAGGCGAGGCCGCTGTAAAAACCCGCCGGAAACCTCAACGCAGGAGCTCAAGGAACGCGCCGAGCGCCAGCGCGAGGACCGCCAGCACCGCCGCAAGGTCCGCGCGAGAGCATCAGGAGCATTGCCAACCCGGACCACAAGGGTGTGACCAAGTGAAAACCCACGCGATCCAGATTCTAGAATCTCACATGCGCGACCTCGGCCAGGACGGCATGTTGCCATCCGCCCTCGCCGAGGCGATCGCAGCCATGACCGTGATCGAGTACATCCTCGCGCTGACCAAGCTTCACAGCGCGCCGAAGTTCTGGAAGGGCGCGGAGGGGTGGGGTGCGCGGTGCGGAGGGCGGTTGAGCGGCCCCCTGGTCGGCCCGTGCCCAACCTTGCTTGATGCGTTGGTCGAGCTTTGGGCGGAGGTGCAGCGGTGACCCTGCGCGGAGCAATTGAAACGATCGGCTCCCTGGTTCGGTCCCCTGTTTATTGCCTGTCGGACGCAACGCGCAAGGCGTTGGAGTTTGCAATCAAAGCCCTGCACTTTCAAGATCGCCTATCTGAGATGGTCGACCGCGAGTCGATAGCCCTCAGCCGCGAAGCGGACGGCTATTATGCTACAAACGGGATCGAGTCCGTCGGCCCATGCCGAACCCTCCGCGACGCGATTGACGATCTGTTCATCGAGATGCAATGACCCGACCCCTCCCATACAACCTGCCTGCCGAGATCGCCACGATCGGCGCGGCCATGCTGGTCGGGCGCGATGCCCTGGAGCGCGTCGAGGATCTGAGACCTGACGATTTCTGGCAGCCGGCCCACGCTGATATCTGGAGCGCAATCCTTGACCTCGACGCCGAGGGCACCCGCCCGGAGCTCATCGCGATTCAGAATAAGCTTCAGGCCCTTGGCCAGCTTGGCCGCGTCGGCGGCCTTGCGCGCCTCATGGAGATCTCAGACTCCGTCTTTACCGCTGAGCAGATCGGATACCACGCGCAGATCGTCAGAGAGAAGGCAGGGCTCAGGCGTCTGATCATGCTGTGCGGACAAATCGGAGCCGAGGCATACGAGGCCGAACGGCCCGACGCCCTGATCCAAGAGGTCACCACCAAGGCGCCCGAGTGCTACGCGGTAGCAGAGTCCGGACGATCGGCACAGGAGGTGCTCAAGGGCATCAGCGACAAGGTGCAAGCTCGGCTCAATATGACGCCCGAGGAAAAGGCGGCAGCTGAGGCACTGGACGGGATCCCGACGCCGATCGGCGACCTAAACGAGAAACTGCTATACGGTGGGTTTATCATCCCAGGGATCACCGTGGTGGCCGCGCCGTCAAGCCAAGGCAAAAGCGCCTTTGTCAAGGACTTGGTCGGCTGCAATGCGCGCGCACAATCCAGGGTTGCAAAAGAAGAGCAGCGCGGCGCCGTGGTCTGGAGTATTGAGGACGAAGCCGAGGGCCCGATGTCGCGCATGGTGTCGCCGGTCAGCGGCATAGACGCGCGCGACATCAGGCGCGGCGACGTTGCGCCTGAGCAGATGAAGCACTTTCATGCAGGCGTCAGCACTTATTGGAATAGCAAAATCCATTTCTTCGAGCGCATCCCGGCCACCATCGAGGAATTCAAGGCCAAGACCAGGCGCGCGGTCCAAAAGCTCAACGCCAATTTGCTTGTGATCGACTACCTGCAGCTCATGAGATCGGGCGAGCGTGTTTTTAATCGCCAGCAAGAGATCGACGCGGTGATGGACGGCATCATCGACCTGGCAAACAGCCTGACCGGCTGCGCAACCGTGCTGGTTAGCCAGCTGCGCAGGGTGCACGACGCAAGGCCGAGCATTGAAGATCTGTACCACTCCGCGAAGATCGAACAGAGCGCCAACACCATCGTGTTGATCTACTCGCCCAAAGATCTCGCCGAGGCCTTCCCGGGATACAAGGGGGTTATCCTGGGCAAGCAAAAAGACGGCCCGACCGGTCTTGTCGTTGCCGGCTTTGACGGGCCGACGGTGACATTTGGCAACGCGGGCCCCATGGGCTTTGAGTACTACCAGAAGATCCACAAGCGCAAAGGACCGAAGCAATGAAAGTGCCGACCAAGACGTGCACCACATGCACAGGGTGGATCCGCTTGAAGTGTGAAAATGTTAAGCTTCGCGGAAGGTCAATACCTCGACCACGGCCCGTGACAAAAAACTGCAAATTTCACACAACGGACAAGCGCCAGCTCGGCCTTGAGGGGGTTTCGTGAATATCCTACACGAGCGCGGAAGCTTCACCGAGGCCAGCGCGCGAAGCGGCGGACAGACGGGCCGCATCGAAGAGATGCTCTATCACGGTGACAGCCTGATCGAAGGCCCGAGTTGCATGGTTGATGCCCTGATCTCCGATCCGCCTTATTCGTCGAGGACGCACGGCGGACACGACGCAGGCAACGCCTACGCGAAAAGCGGTGTGAATTACAAGAAATCGATCCGATCCGATCTAACATACGCAACATGGACCGACGCCCACGTTGCGCGCGCCTGCGACCTTTGGGCGCCGATGGTGCGCGGGTGGATCTGCATCCTGACCGATCACGGGCTTGCGCGCAGCTGGGAATCGCACCTTAAGCGCCATGGGCGTTATGTTTTCGCGCCGATCCCTTGCGTCTCGCCGGGCTCAAGGGTGCGCCTGGCCGGCGACGGACACAGCTCGTGGACAGTATGGCTGGTCAAGGCCCCGTCGGGCGAATGGATCGAAGAGCACGCCCCATACTTGGTCACAGCCCGACCGCGCAACGCGGAATATGCAAGGTGGGGAACACTCACCGGAGAATATGGCCGCGCAAATCGAGGCGACTACTATTATGGCACCGAGAAGATGCCAATCGTAGGCGGCAAGCCCCCAAGCCTCATGAGCGCGATCATCAGCGACCACAGCCGGCCCGGAGATCTTATCTGGGATCCGTGCGCTGGAGCCGGCACAACAGCGATCAGCGCGCGCGATACCGGCCGCCGTTGGATAATAGGCGAGACGGACCCGAAGACCGCAGACCTAGCCCTTGATCGAGTCACGGGCGCAGGAGCCAGAGACGCAGATCTCCCCATGTTCGCATCCCAAAAATAAAAGCAAAATAGCCTATTGCTTTAACCTTCCACCCCGTCACAATGCCCCCATGTCAAACGAAAAACACGAATGCATCGAGGTTGAAATCAAGGAGAACTTCGACGCGGTGGCCAAGCTTGCGCAGCTCATGGACGCGGAGACCGGGATCCCGTGGGCCCTGCGCGAGATCGAACGGATGGCCGACTTCGCCGAGGTCGCGGAGATGCAGGCGGCCAACGTGAAACACTACGCCGAGGCACAGGGACACAAAAACAGAAGCCGCGCCTTTCAGATCGCGGCATCTTTGATACGGCAGGCGGCCAAGCTGCCCAGGGAGATCTAATGGCGGATGGAAAAAAGATTGAAGTCAAACTCAGGGAATGCAAAATCGAGCAATTCGCGGGGACAAAATTCCTCCACATCATCAACCCGGATCCGCACCTGGTGAAGATCGCGGGCCCCAACCGCTCGGGCAAGAGCTCCACCAAGGCCGCGATCGAGGTGGCCCACGCCGGGCGTGATGGCAAGATGCCGCCCGATCCCGTCAACGACAAAGAGGGCGCCGAGTTCGCGCACCTCTACTTCGACTGGACCGCGTTTGTCACTACGTGTCGTGTCGATTCCGCTGGACACAAAAAGCTCGAGGTCAAAGACCCTGAAGGCGTCCAGGTCCCCAAGCAACAGACCCTGCTCAACCGGGCCCTCGGCAACATGTGGCGGCCTCAAGAGTTCCTGGCCAAGACCGACGCCGAGAAGCTCAAGATCGTCGAGTCCTTGACCTCGCAGGACTGGCGCGACGAGCGCGACGAGATCGAGGCGGATTACCAGCGAGCCTACGCGATCCGCACCGCCAAGAATTCGGCGCGCGACAACATGGGCACGCTCGAGCGGGTGGACGAGGCGACCCGGATCGACGTCGACGAGCTCAACGCGCGGATCAAGGCGGCCCGTGAGAACAACCAGGGCGAAAAGACCCGCGCCAACCTGTGGAACCAGGAGCAGGAGCAGCGCGCGCGCGACATCGCGACAGCGCAGCGCGGCGTCAAGGCGGCCACCGAAGAGATCGATCTCAGGCGTCGACGCCTCGACGAGCTGATCAAGGACCGCGCCAGCGAGCAGGCGGCCCTCGAGGCCTTGCCCGCGCCGGAGACCGAGGCCCCGCCCTTGAACCTGCAGCCTCTGGAGACCATGGAGGCCGAATTCGCCCAGGCCAGCGCCACCAACGAGGCGGCGGGCGCCTACGAGCGCTACCTCAAAGACCTGGACAAGCGCAAGGCAGCCGTCGCAGCCGCCGAGGCCGCCGACAAGAAGGTCAAGGAACTGAGCAAGGCCCGGAAGTTCCACGCCAAGGAGGCGACGCTTCCCGACGGCCTGGAGGTGCGCGACAAGGGCATGTACTACAACGGGCGGGCCCTGGGCTCCATGAGTCGCAGCGAGGGCGCAGAGTTCGCTTGCAGCATCGCGGCGGCCAAGGGTGCCAAGTTCATGCTCGTCGACGACGCGGAGCAATTTGACGACCTGTCGCACCTCTACAAGCTGGCCGTGAAGTACGACCTTCAGATCTTCGCCTTTATCCGCGGCGACGGCGACGAGGGCAGCGGCAAAGAGGCGATCCACCTGTACATGGGCGCAGAGTTCAAGGGCGAGGTCGACGCCAAGGGCTACCCGGTGATCAAGGACGGCGAGGCCATCGCAGTGAAGCCGCCCGCCGAGGAAGAACCAGAGGCGTACAACCCCGACGATGACGTGGACTTCTAGGAGGCGATTATGAGCAAAGACGACAAGTGCACCCCGGCGGAGAAAGCGGCGGCCTTGGTCCCCGCGCAGCACCGGACGGACCTCGCGCGGAGCGGAGATTATGTCTATGATCGCATGGACGGAAACCCGATCGAGAACGCCTTTCGGATGGGCAAGGCTCTGGCCCTGTCGAAAATGTTCGGCGTTCAAAGCGAGGCACAGGGGACGGTGCTCGCCCTCGAGGCCATGCACCGGCAGACCTCGATCATGGCGCTGGCCGCAAAATACCACATTATCAGCGGCAAACTGAGCAAGCGCGCCGACGCGATCCAGGCCGACTTCCAAGCCGACCGTGGGCGCATCAAGTGGGTTGAGCGCACCGCGACCGCCTGCGAGGGGATCTTCTCCCACCCCGATTTCTGCCCCGAGGGCCTCGAGATCAGGGTAACCCTTGACGAGCTTCTCGATGCAGGGGTCGCAGGGAGCAAGAACGGCGGCGCGACGGGCAACTATAAGAAGTATCCCCGCCAGATGTTGCACGCGAGGTGCATCTCGGAAGGTGTGCGCGCCGTGCACCCGGCGATCGTCGTCGGCGTCTACACACCAGAGGAGGTCGAGGACTTCGACAGCACCACGGAGCCCCGCGACAACCGCCCCCCTCCGGCCGCGCCCAGGGTAACGGAGCGGCGCACCATCCGCGAGGCACCGCCGGCCGTAATCGAGGCAACGGCCACCGTTGTTGAGCCGACGCCCGACCCGCAGCAAGACCCGGGCCCGCCCCCCGACGATCCGGAGCTCAACAGCGACGGCACCTCCGAGCCCGACCCAGGCAAGCCACCGCGCGACGAAGAGTCCGAAGTGGCGGCCCGCGCCGCCGAGCTGAAAAAGGCCAGCGACGACGCGGAGCGCCGGGACGACGAGGCCCGGGAGCAGGGCAACCCGGACCAGGCCGCCGAGGCCGGAACGATCGAGCCCACGTCCGAGCCCGAGGCCGGCTCACCCGCGGCCAAGGCTTGCAGCTGGCTCGCCAACTTCGCGATCACCCGCCAGCAGGTTGAGGCGGCCCTCGGCGTGCGCGCGGTCGACTGGACCGAGGCGCAGCTCGCGATAATCCGCGCGGCCAAGGACGCCGCCAAGGGCAAGCCAAAGGCCGCCCTGCCTGCCTTTTTGAAATCTCAGATTGGGATCGAGGGGTAAGGGCATGAAAGCCAAGACCTACCCCGTGATCCTCTTCGACGGCAACGGGATCGCCTACCGCGCATTCAAAGGCGGCGACACCGTCGGCGGCACGCTTTGGCGCCTGCTTGAGGCCGTCGAGCGTTGGCGACCCGAGGTCACAGTGATGGCCTGGGACGCCCCCGACAGCCGCGAGGCTCGCCTCAAGTACCTGCCTGGCTACAAGGGAGACCGCCCGCCAAAGGAGCCCGACTTTTACGAGGCCGTGGCCGCCCTTGAGCGGCTCCTGCCCTTGCTCGGCGTGCTTCAATGCAAGGTGCCCGGCGTCGAGGCCGACGACAGCATGTACACGCTGAGCCTTGAGCACGAGCAGTGCCTGATCTACTCGGCCGACAAAGACCTCTTGCAGGCCCTGGCCCCCGGCGTGCACGTGTACAGGCCCGCGATGGGCAACAAAGACGAGCAGCTGGTCAGCCTGGACAACTGCGAGGCGGTGACCGGCCTTAAATCGACGGACTGGACCGGCTACCTCGCGCTGTGCGGCGACAAGTCCGACAACATCCCCGGGATCAAGGGCCTTGGCGACAAGACGGCAAAAAAGATCCTTGCGGTCGCCCCCTCCTTCATCTCCGACGCACTCGGCGGCGACATGCAGGAAGAGTCCCTGATTCAGCTGTGCGAGCACGCGCCGAAGCTGGCCAAGTGGTTTGACAAGGCGGTCGGCCCCGACCGCGCCGACCTGCAGGCCAGCTTCAACGCTGTACAGCTCATCTACTGCGACGCCGACGAGCACATGGTGCCCGCGGCCCCCGACCGCGCGGCGGCGGAACGTGCTATGCTCGACATGGGGTGCAGCGAGCGCCTGATCAGTCGGTGGTTCAAGTTGATCCCCGACGCCGCGGAGGACTTTTAGCCCATGTCATGGAGAAGGTATCAGCGGAGCTTGAAGCGCCAAAAGGCAGCCCGTCAGTTGTTGCAGATTTTGCAACAACTGCTTTTCAACGCCAAACCAGCCGGCCACCGCACCAGCACGGAGAAATGATGAAAACCACCGTTATAAAACTCACCAAAGAGCAGCTTAAAAAGAACCTCGACAGGGCCCTGGCAGCCGAAGAGCCCAGCGACGCGGAGATCATCGCGGCCGGAGACTACCCCGAGATCCCCGTTCCGAACTTCAACCCCGAGACGTGTCAATGCAGGGTCGGCACCAAGATGCTAGAGGTTAAGCTCACCCACGAGGAGATCGGCAAATTTGCCACCGAGGCCGCGGAGACCAGGACAAGGATCTCTGAGCTAGAGAAGGAAAAGGCCGAAGTAGCCAAGAACTTCAAGGCCAGGATCGACGGCCTGGGAGTCAAGGCGGCCGAGGCCGAGGCGTTTATTATCTCCGGGGTAAAGGATCGCAGCATCAAGATTGTGACCGTGCGCGACACCTCGGTCAACGAGGGCACCATCTACCGCCTGGACGGCGAGGCCCCTGAGATGGTCAGGCGGTACACCATGCAGCTTGACGAGCGCGCCAAGGCCCTGGACGCGATCCAGCGGGCCAACCCGACGCCGGATGAGCCCGCCGCCGACGAGACCGGAGAGGTGCCCCTGGATATCGCGGCCCTGCTCCGCGAAGCGCCCGAGGCGATCCGCGTTGCCTGGGACACCATCAAGGCCGGCCAGGTCGACGGACTCGGGCGGGCCGCTGTCAAAGCCCTGGTCGCATGGGCGCACAAGCAGGGCCTGGACCCCGACGAGCACGGCCCGATTCAGGACGCGATCTCCAGCCTGAGCGCGCGCACCGCGGCCCGCAAGGCCGCCGAGGGTGGCAACGAGACGCCCACCGACGACAGCACCGACTTTTAAGGAGGCCGCCCCGTGCGAATTATAGCCATTGATCCCGGCACCACCCAGAGCGCTTGGGTTCTCCTTGACGGAGAGGAGGACCCGCCGAGGGTGGCGGCCATGGGCCTTGAGCGTAACGGGCTTGTCCGGGCGATGCTTGCCGCGTCACAGGCCGAGCACCTCGCGATCGAAATGGTCGCCTGCTACGGAATGCCGGTAGGGGCTACCACCTTCGAGACCTGCCTGTGGATCGGGCGATTCATCGAGTTATGGCAGCGGCCCTACACTAAGATTTACCGCAAGGCCGACACCTGTATGCGCCTGTGCAACAGCTCCCGCGCCAACGATGCGAACATCGCCCAAGCCATCAGGGACCGCTACCCGGCCACGGGGGGCGGGGCAAAGCCCCAGGTCGGCACGAAGAAGCAGCCCGGGCCCCTGTACGGCGTTAAAAAGGACATATGGCAAGCCCTCGGCGTGGGCCTGGCGTGGTTCGACATCCAAAAAGAGGAGCGCGCAAGGTGACATCCGCAAGGGAGGACAGAGACAGCCGCGACGGCGTTGATCTCCCGGCGCTTCGCGCGGAGATCCTCGACGCCCTGGACGGGCACACGGCGTGCTCCTCGGAACTGGCCGCCCACCTCGGACGGGCCTGGCAACTGGTCTGGGACGCGATCCACGCGTTGAAAGACCGCGGGCTTGTGCAGCTCGACTGCCTGCGCGGACGGTGGGAGCTCACCGCGAAGGCGCGATTTATTCGCGCCGTGGTCGCGCGGGCGGTTGAGGCGAATCCGACCGGACCCAGCAAATGACCGCCCGCCCTTGGACCGCCGAAGATCTCGACGCCCTGCGCTCCTTGCTCGCATGGTACACCGTGGCAGAGGCGGCGCACCTCCTTGGGCGCACCCGGGCCGCAACGGACACCGCCATGAGGAAGATCGGCTTGAAGTCGCCGGCCAGGCATAACCAAAGCGGCGGGCACCGGGCGTACACCAAAGCAGAGATCAACTACGTGCTCGGGCAGCACGAGCGCGGCAGGACCCTGGCTCAGATCTCCAGGTTTATCGGGCGCAGCAAGTCAGGCCTGATCGGCAAGCTGTTGAGCCTTGGATATAGCGTCCAACAGGGAATGATCAGCGCCAACTCGATCGCCAAAGAGTACGACATCAGCAGCAAAACCGTGGTCGCGCTGGCTAAGGTCCGGTTGAAATATGTCCGATCGAGCGGCAAAGGACACGGCAAGCGGTACAGGTTTACCGACGAGCAGGCCGCAGAGCTGCGCCGGATCCTCGACGGCCTGACCGGCCGCGCCAAAGCCGCCTAACCCTCCAAAAAAACGACATTAAGTGAATCTTTTTCAGCCCCAAAGGGTTGACCGTTGCTATTGTGGCGCTATAATTACCAGTATGAACAACAAAGAAAACACAAAAGAAATCACCGAGCACGAGCTTGAAATCGGTCGCACCTACACGCACCTTCAGACCGGGCGCAAGGTCGTATTTGTCGGCCCCAAGTGGGATAGCTTCAACCAGCGCGAATACCTCGGATTTACCAACGACCGCGGCGACGGCGTCCCCTTTTTCTACGGCGAGGCCCTCGGCCTTGCGAGGAGCTAATACCATGGAGCATACCAACGAGCACACCTTGTCCGTCAAGTCTGTTGGCCACGATCGCTTTGAGGGAGGCCTTGAGTTTAACCTGCTCAACCCGCCCCACGACGCGGAGCTCGGCGACCGCGTCGCCTCGGTCTCGCCTGGCCTCGAGCGGTCGTGCGACATCCTGCGCGCGCACGGTTACAGCGACGACGAGGCCCTCGCTCTGTTCGACGCGGCGCGCGCCTCTGGATTCAAGGGCGCCGAGCTGCCCAAGCCCATCAAGGTCAAGTTGACCACCGTCTCTTACTGGTAGGATACCCATGCCCAACCTCAAGACAATCGCAGCCAACGCCATCGCCTACAAGGACGCATACAAGGCCGCCGTCCTCAAAAGCACAGCAGACACCCACTGGAAGATCAAGGCCGACATCCCCCGCTCAATTCTCCACGCCGTGCCCGCCGAAGTTGCCGAGGCGGCCGAAGCCCTTGGGCGTTTCGAGCTTGCCTATGACGCTGCGATCGTCGCCAGGTCGCCCGCCATTCGCACCCGCCGCGACAACCTTGAGCACGGATTTATCCGCGCCCAGAAGCTCGCCGCCGAAGGTCAATCTTTCAACCCGCCTGGATACTAAAAAAACGACATCAATCGAAAATAATAGCGCCAAAATCACTGACCTAACCACTTGTGGCGCTATAATAATTAACATGAACAGCAAACAAAACCCCGGAGCCGAGACCATGAAAACCAGGATCGTTAAAACCGCGCGCGGCAGCTTTGACTTGCAGATTAAAACGGCATCCGGTGAGTGGGTGAGCCGCGGATTGTTCGCGCGGGGATACGAGGCCGTCTTTGAGGCCGGTTTTATCGCCAGGGCCACCGCATCAGAGGAGCTCTAAGACCATGACCCAAACAAGCCTGAACTTCGACGCCCGCGCCTTGACCGCCCCCGTCCCCCGCTTGAAGATCTCCAACCCTGAGATCGCCGAGATTATCGCGCAGCAGATGGGCGGGATCAACCGCATGGTCGCCATGACCGGCGCGCACACCTTCGTCGACATGGGCAACGGCCTGAGCTTCAAGTTCAAGGGATGCCGCAAGGCCAACTGCTTGCAGGTCATCCTCGACAGCTCGGACACTTACTCATTGACCTTCTGTAAAATCACGCAGCGCGGCCTTGAGGTCGAGACCAAGCTGGAGCTGTCGGGCGTCTACGCCGACCAGCTGCGCGGGATCTTCGAGTCCTACACCGGCCTTTACTTGAGCATCTAGAGGAGTTATCATGGATATTATCCTGAACACTATCGACGGCGAAACAGAAGAGACAACCCTTGAGGCCTTCCTCGCGGACAACCCCGACATGGACGGCGAAGAGGTGGCGGATATTTGCGGCACCCTCGGCGACGGCGGGATCTACAGGGGCGGCGGAGGCGCGGCGCCACTGTGGTCGGTTGAGCTTCCCGAGAGATTGCACGGAACGTCAAGCGCAGCGGCGACCATTGAGGATCTCGAAGCCAAGCTCGCGCACGACGAGCGCGAGGCGGCCCACCGGGCGAACCTCGAAAAGACCCGCCAGCGCTCGGCGGCGTTCGGAACCTGGTACATGGAGACGATCCCCGCGGCCCTGCAGCCCGCCGTCGAGCCCTGGTCTCGTTTGCTTCGCGATGCCTTTGAGGCTGGCGCCAAGGCGAGCCGATGACCCGCGCCAGAGCCATCAAGACCGCCGCATACCGCGAGATCCGAGTCGCAAAGCGAGCCAAGGCCGCCGACGCCATCGGCACGATCGAGCCGAATACCGACACCTTCATCTTGACCTTCGGCCAATTCAGCCTGATCGACGCCATGGTCGCGATCCTTGACCAGACAGGGCCCGCCGAGGTCACGATCTGCACCTGGACCGCGGCCCACGCGGATCTGACTAGGTCGGCCGCCCTTATGGAGTCGGCCCAGATCACCAAGCTCCGCATGATCGTAGACGGCAGCTTCGAGACCCGCAAGCCGGATTACTGCCACCACATGCGCCAGATCTTCGGCGACGACTGCATCAGGGCGATCAAGACCCACGCCAAGTTTCTCTTGATCCGGTCAAAAACACACAATATCGTGGTGCGCACATCCATGAACCTCAACGAGAACCCGCGCATGGAAAGCCTGGAGGTGTCCGACGATCTCAAGCTAGCCGAGTTTTTCCAGCTCATCACCGAGGAGATCTTCGCCGAGCGGCCCGAGGGTAACTTCCGCCAGGTCATGCCCAAGCTTTCAGGCATTCAAGAATCTTTCCCCTTTCCGGAGGTCAAAGCCGGGATCATCAAAAGAGAGGATCTAAATGAGCCAAGAACCACGCATACCCTCCGACGCGCTACGTAAATCGGTGCAGGACCAAGTCAAGCCGCGCACGCCTGCGCTCATCGTGGACGCGATCGCCGTCCAGATCCACACGGCGCACGAGGCCAGGGAGCGGATCGATGAAGAGGGATCGGTCGTGCGCGACCTCCGCGGCGCGGTCGTGCCCCACCCTGCAATTAAAATCGAGGCCGACGCGATCAAGATCTACACGGCCCTGTTAGACAAACACAAGAGGTGATCCATGAGTGAAAAAAACAAGGTTGGCCGGCCCTGCGCGTCGGACCTCGGAGAAGGCAAGGAGCGCGGGCCGTCGGTATGGTATCCAGCCGGCCAGCTCGCACGGCTCAAGGCGGAGGCCGAGGCCGCGGGGATCTCTTTTGCCGAGCATGTGCGGCGGTTGCTTGGGGCGACGAAGCGGATCGGGGATGGAGCGGGATCGTGAGCGACAGACGAAAGGAGGCGGCCCGGGTCTACGACGCAGAAAGAACCCACCGGCATATACGCAAGGGCGGACCGCTTGACAAGGAGTGGCCCGCGACCATGAGCACCATCAGGCGATATATTTTCGCCCTGGAGGCGCGCGCCGCCGAGCCGAGCCTGTCAGAGCCAACCGACGAGGAACTCGCGGCGCGATATCAAGCGGTGACCGACGCCTCGGCCAAGGGCTACTTCACGCCATGGGCGAATGCCATGCAGGAGCTCGCCGTCGCCCTGGAGCAGCGCCACGCCGCCGCACTGGATCGCGTCAAGGAGAAAAACGAACAAATCGAGCGACTGACCGAGGAGCGAAACGCAGCCATAAAGATCAACTGCAACAGGCGAAGGGATAAACGGATCGCCAGGGATAAGCTCAAGGGCGGCACATGAGAAACCCACTAGCGCATAAAGACGGCCCGCCCTTGTTGGCTAGCCTGCTGATCTGGCAAGGCGCCATGTGCCCAAAGTGCTTCCACGGAACCAGGGTCACCAGCAAGCGATGGGCGAAGTGCAAGCGATGCGGTGAGCGCGTGGAGCGTCGGAGCCTGAGCGATCTAAAGGAAGAAAAAGGGGGCACATCTGGAGCCTAACCAGCCTCGACCGTGCCCCACCCGACCAGCTCCACGGCACGACAGAACGCTTCCCACGCCCCGGGCGCGGCCAGGTCAAGGGCCCCAGGCCCAACCTCCATCAGTACATCCTCGACAGCTCCACGCGTCTCAGGGCCCCACTGGGCATCAAGGGTGACGGGCCGGTCAAGCACCTTGGTCAGCGCCAGCTGCACGAACAGCGTCTTTTGATCTACCCGGCGCGGCACGGTCCACCCGGCGACCCCCTTGGCGGACACATGAAAGTGGCATTTGTGGTGCTTGTTCCACCACCAATTGAGCACCACGCCGAAGAATTGGCGCAGGCCAGCCTCGACCGCCAGGTAGCGGCGCGCGTCGTCGTCGGCGCGAAGGGCGATCACCGGCGCGATCTCGTCGCCTACCCAAAACAGCCCGTCGAGGTCGAAGGCGATGCCCCGGCGGTGAGCGTTGCGCGCGTTGCCCTTGGACACCTGAAACCCGGCGGTTGCCATGATCTCGGGAGCTCCGCCCGGGCAGACCTCGGCGAGGTGAGCCATCCACCCCTCGCAAAGCGTCCAAAAGCCGGGCGCGGCCCCTACCGTGCGCGGCCCCCGCTTGCTCCTCGTGCCGTAGGGCGGGTGAGGCGGCCCGTGCGTCTTGTGTCGGGTATAGCGTAGCTCGCAGGGACCAATATGGTCCCGTCGGTCGAATTCCATCTATCTACCTCCAGGGAAGAGAGCCCAGGATGACGCACAAGACGCCGAGGGCCAGAAGGGCGGCAAGGGCCCACCCAAGGTGCAGCGGCGCAGAGGGCGCGACAGGAGCGGCGCTCTCCGCTTTATTTGGTGCGTTTTCTTTCATGGCCGGGGCCTTATGCGGTCGAATCCACGCCAAAACGCCGCCACGCAACTGAGCCAGGCGCGATCAACGCGCATCTCTAGCGCAACCAGGATCCTCTCGGCGGCGTCAACGATCATGTTATTTGACCTCCACCGGCGCCGAGTCGGTCACCCCTGCCCCGCCCTCGGCCTTGGTCGGCACCTTGAAGCCGATCCCCTTGGTCTCGATCTTCTTGACGTTCATCATCGGGATCGCCCGGGCCTTGAACTGCATCAGCGCGGGATCTGAGGCAATGGCCGCGCGCACCTCGGTCTGCATCTTGACGGCGTCGGGCTTCTTGCCGTCCTTGATCCAGTCGTCGAGGGCCTTGACCATCTTGGCCTTTCCATAGTGACAGCCCATGGTCACCGCAGAGACGCAGGCATCCCCGCCGAGCCGGTCGCAGTTGGCCGCGGCGATCGCGCACAGGGAGTCAGCGGCGGCCGGCGCCATGTTCTTCAAGGCGCCCTTGCCGAGGTCGGCCCACATAGCCTGCTGGGCGGCGGTGCAGCCGGTAGCGGGCAGGCACAACACGAGCGCCAGGGTCCACAGGGTGCCGACGCCCGGAAGCTTGGGCGGTTTCTTCCCGTCGAAGCCGGGCAGCTTAAACAGGCCGGCGGCGCCCTTGGACTGAACCACGGACAAACGCTCGATCCACGCCAGCACACGCCGACGCCACACCTTGAACTCTTCCACCTCGGTCCAGTGCTCGGTAGCCGCGTTGAGCACGCTCGAGACGACCGACAGGGCGGTCAACAGGATGCCGATGGCCTCCATCGGGTGCTGAATCACCAACTTCAAGATCTCGGAAAACATGATTCCTCCTCGGAGCCCTCGCCCCTGTTTAAAGCAGATCGTATTTTCTCGGCGCAAACGCCAGCCACCACGCCGAGGCCCAGGCCGAGCAGCAGCAAAAAGCCGGCCCCGGCGATGTTCTCCGCGGAGCTGCAGGCGGCCTCGATCACTTGGTGGCCCCTACCACAGCGCGTTGCGTCAACTTGCAGATCAACCCCTCGCGCTTGTCCCAGACGTGGGCGGTCCCCGCCCGGCGCTGATTGTTCAAGCACTTGCGCTTGTGCCACTCGTTACCGGGCACGATCGAGGGCAGGAAGTCAACGCTCACCCCCTGCTCCTCCATCATGGTCGGGTTGCTGTTGCCCGTCCGGTGCTGGTCGCCGAGGTGCCACTCACGGAAAGTGGTAGAGGCCCACGCTTGCGGGCGTTGGCTGGCCATGAGGGCCGCAAGCCTGATCGGCGCCTTGCTCTTATGAGTCAGGCCCACAAGGTTTACCCCGAAGTGGATCCACTTAAACGGATCGGGCGAGGCGTCCACCTCGACCCGGCGATCGTTGTGAAAATAGGCGTTTAACAGGCGGCCCATGGCGAAGCCAGATGCATAGTCATGGTTTCCCGGCACCACGACCACGCGGACAGGCGCGATCTTGCGCAGGGCGAGCACCCACTCGATGGCCAGGCGCTCGCTTGACAGCCAGATATCGTGCCACTGATCGGCCTCGGGCTGATTTGTCCCGGCCGTGGTGGTCCCGGCCATGTTGTCGATGTGCATCCAGTCGTGACCGATCGGTACCACGATCTGTTGGAACGGCCCGAAGGCCTTGGCTTTGTCGATCAGGCCGGCAGAGGTGGCCAGCAACACCCGACGCGAGATCTCCATGTTCCATTCGCCGTCGGAATTAGGAGGGGAGCACCGAAGGCCGTTGTGAACGTCAACGATCGACAACTCCAGGATCCGGGCGGCCTTGCCCTTGCGTGGAGCCGACAGCTTGGCGGGCTTTGGCGCGGCCTTTTCGATCTGCGCCAGGAGGAGCTCGAGCGACTGCACCTCGGCGGTCTTGCGCTTGAGCCATACCTTTACCTGCCAGTTGGTGTAGGTCTGAAAGTTGCCGTGGGCGTCCTTGCCGGTAACCTCCCAGCTGTTGACGATGTGCCGATCAACATCCCACGTTGACAGGTCGACCTTGGCCACCTCAAGCGCTTGATCGAGCGTTTTGATGTCCAGGCTTCTCGTGGTGATCCTGCCCTTGGCGGCGGAGAGATCAACCTCGATCTTTTTCTCTTGCGCCTTGGGCGGTGGATCTGCGCGCGCCGCGGGGAGCACACTCCCAGGGGTAACACCGTGCCTGGCCTGGAACGCCCGATTGAAGGTTCGATCGTCGGGCGTCTGGCCATCGCGCCACCGGTCCCCGCACCACACCACGAGGGCCCCGATCGTTGCGTGTTTGCCGTCTTCAAGGCGGGCCTTGCAGATATCCAGCCTTTCGTCTGTCCAGACTCTATGATGCACTTCTCCTCCCGTGGCAGTAGGCCGGCTCTCCGGGCCCAATTGGCTCAAAACCTTCACCGAGGCAGGGCTCAACGTCCACCCACTCGGTTATTGCGTCACCGGTGACAATACACCGAGGCGGGCCTTTGATCAAGCTGTTGAGCGAGCGGCACCGTTGGCAGTCCAGGGCGTCGACCTGTCGAGGTTGAGCCATGGCCCTACACCACCGACCCAAAGCCGACGGAGGCCAGCAGGGCGGCCCACGCGAGCAGGGAGATCCCGCGCCATGTCCACAGGTCGAATTGTCGCGCGCGGTACAGGCGACCAACAACGGCCCTGGTCGCTTCGCGGTGCTCAAGGTCGCCCGGCGTCGGGTGCTTCATCGCCCGGCGTCCCGAGGGGCGGGCACGGAGGCCCGGGGGGACGCGTAGGCCGGCGGCTCGGCCAGATCGCGGATCTCCTTGCCGGCGAGGTGCAGCACGCCAGCGGCGCCCGTCGACAGCATCCCGAGGAAGGCCAGGATCGCGGTTGCACGCTTGAAGTAGCCCCAGGCGGTCAAAGGGGTTGGCCGTCGCGTCTCGCATTGAGCCTGGGTAACGGCCAACGGCAGCGCGGCGTCAAGCCGGCGCAGGATCGGCGTGTGCTGCTCGGTCAAGGTTTCGATCCTGGTAATTCGCTCTTTTAGTGTCGCAGCCACTTGTCTGCCTCCATGCGCCCTCCTGGCGCCTCCCGCTATCGTGTGCTGCCTGTCGCCGGCCTGGGTGCGCGGGTGTTACCTGCGGAAGATCCTAACCTTGCTGACATGCACGTCAATAACCGCTGCGGTGCCCTCGTCGGACACGGCAATAAGAAGCCGGTCATACATGCCAGCGAAGTAGCCGCCGCCTGGCGCGCACGTCTGATTGGCCGCCGTCGTCCAGTCATTGGGGCCGGGCTCGTCGCCGGTCGCGTTGGCCGAGTCCATCTGATAAACCACGTTCCCGAGGCGAGCGATCCCGATCCATCGGTAGTCGTTGGCAAATGTGGTAAAAGACCCAACCGTGGATGCGCCTCCCCCGTTGTCTCGCAAAAGGAAATCATACCCCGCAGAGGCAACAGACCGCCCAGTAGCAGCAAATACCCAGTAGTTTTCGAGGCCAGACGTTGAAGAGGTTAGACCTAGAATTACGCTGCTGTAATCCGCCTGGGCGTGGTTGTTTTCAACCAGCATGTAGGCAAAAAAATCACCGTCCGGTAGGGTGTAATAGCGCTGCGGAGCAGTCCTGATATTGTGCGTCCACTGCGCCGCCTGTACCGCCGAGATCTGAAAGCGCTTGTAGCCGGTCTCCTGCGAGATGGTGCCGTTCTTCGCGTCGTCGGTGCCCAGGGCGCTAGATAGGTCGTCGTCTGATAGGTAGGCGATACGGCCTGATGGCGAAATGGCCGATGGCTGTACCGCCGTGGCGCCCAGCGCCGCGCCGGCCTTGACCGTGGCCGCTGCGGTGCCGTCAACCAGGGCGGTGTCTGCGGCGGTGACCGCCGTGAGGTTGGCACCACTGACAGCGGGAAGGCCAGGCGATCCGCCCACATCAACGAGCTGGGGGATGTCGCCGTTGGCGGTTCCGACGTCCTCCACGGACGCAGACCCGAGGCCCATGGCCGAGCGATACGTCGCGGGGATGGACGCCATCGAGGCGAGTACGGCGGCGATGGCCGCAACGACCGTGATGCCACCGCCAAGCTTTTGCCCATTTGAAAACGCCATGACTATCCCTCCACCGGGGCGAACATGCCGCCCGCGTTGACCTCGGCGGCACAGCCACCGGTCAGCACCTCAAGCCACTCGCCCGGCAACAGCCGGATCCCGTCCGACTCGCTGATAAGCACGTCGGTGGCCGCGGCCTGGCTGGTCTCGTCGAGGATCGTGATTTTTTTGCCGGCAGCGGTGACCTTTTTGATGCTCCAGGTCGCCTGCCCTCCGTCCATGAGAAGCCAGAACTCCAGCACCTTGAGCGGCGCCCCGCCCCTGTCCTTGTACTCGACGTCGGAGTGCGGATCGAACTTGCCACCCACGATCGCGGTGGGGTAAGAAAGCACGTCGTTGGCGAAGGTCGCGACGGTGCCCGGCACGGCGCCGTTGAAGTCGCTGCCCAGCGTGATGATCTGGTGAATCCCGAAGGGGCGGGGATAGTTGGTTTCGACAGACATGGAGATCTCCTTACCTCATGTAATTGGCGTAAACGGGATCGTCTTGGTTGTTTGCAGCAGCGCCAGAGCCCACCCATTCCGGAGTTGTTCTGTAGTTGGTGCTGGCCACGCACCCGCTTGTGATAAAGGTGCTCGTCTGGCGGCTTATGTCAGGGAAGTGGTTCCCGCTGATATTCAGCTTCGTCGGCTTGGACGTCCCGTCCATTTCGATGCACGATTCAGGAGCAAACCCGCCGATATCTGTGGCGATCGTCTTGTTGTTCGTGATCGAGCACTCATCGCCACCCTCGACGTAGATGTGGCTGAATGTGTTGTGCGTGGCCTGGCTTGAATCGGCGACGATGATCCCGTTAACGGTTACCTCGTCGGCCTCTTCGAGGTAGATCCCGTGATGCCCCGACTCGTTGGCCTTGAACCCCCCGCCAATGGCCAGGCGGTCGCCGAGGACGTGCACCCCGTAAGTTGCCGAGGTGTCGGAAGAGCCGCCCATCAGCTTGTTATCGTCGGCGCCAGCAAGCACCTTGATCCCGACCGTGCCGGAATTGTACACCATTGGGTTGGCGATCTCGTTGTCGTCGCCCGTCACCTCGAGGCCGATGGCGATGGAGTCGCGGATCCTCGGGCCCACAATGGATCCCCTTGCGCTTCGCACGCTCAGGCCCGCCACGTAACAGGCGTCGATCCGCCCACCGAGCAGCGCGGGATCGTCGCCAGCCAGGATGATGCCGCCTGAATCGGTGGCGTGGGCCGCGGCCCCGCAATCGACCACCGTGGGCTCAATCACCGCGGTGTCATCCACCCCGGACGCCTCCATGATGGCCGCGCCCTCGCAGTCGTCGAAGAAGTCGAACTCGGAGCGATAGCGCTCGCCAGAGGCGATGTGCACCCCGTGCCCGTAGGCCCCGACCGCGCTTTGCTGCATGTTGACAAACCGGACCCGCCTGGAGCCGCAGTCCTGCGCGATGGTGGCATAAACCCCGGAATGGTACAGGGCGTGAGCCGACGAGTTGCCGTCGAGGGTGCCGTTTGTGACCCAGAAGTTGGTCACGGAATCCACGGTGATCATATTGAAGCTGGTCGCGACCGCGGCCGAGACCTGGATCACGGTGCCATGGCTCATGCGCAGCTCGACCGACGCGGCCCCATTGATCGTGCCGTCGATCGTGAAGGTGCCCTCGGAGAGCTGGACCACGCCACCGCCGGCAAAAGCCACCGCAGTGATCGCCGCGTTGATCTCGGTTTGGTCGGCGGCGCCATCGCACAGGGCGTCGTACTCAGTTTCGAGCACCAATCCGGTAGAGGCGGCCACCACGTAGGAGGCGGCGCGCGCGTTGGCAGCCGCAAGCCAGCGATCCCACTTCGCGTAGTTGTCAAACTGGTAATTCAGTTGGTTCACGGGCGGCTCAAAACCCCCATCATCCCAACCCTGGATCCGCGTGGCCGCGGGCGGGCGCACGGTCACAGCCGCGCCGCCCGAAAGGGTGCCGACCGGCGCCGAGGCAAAATCACCAAAATAAGTTGGTCTCGTTTCAGCCATCTTGGTTTCTCCACAGGCGACGAGCAGCACCGCCAGAATTAAAAGCCTTCTCATGTCCCTGCCTCCACGTAGGTTGCGATGAATTCACCACCTCCGGAGGCTATTCCGGTGCCTGGATCCACGTTGCCAAACCCCAGCCCGCCGAACGGGTGAGGGGGCATGGTCGAGTCGAGGATCCCCGCGGCATCTACCCCGCGGCCAAGGATAAACGGCGTCGAGGTCGTGCCCGCGTTGACTTCAAGCGAACCCTCGGCCGGAACCACCTTGACCAAGCGCGCGAGCTCGGATCCGTGCGTCACGCCGATGCAGTTAATGCAGCAATGGGCCATGCCGTAGCGGAAGAAGTGCACCGCGGATGCCCCTGTTATCCGTTGAGCCACGTTGGTGAGCTCATCGGGGCTGCCCTGGGAGGTGTTGATCGCCACCTTGGTCCACAGTGCATCACGATATTCTTGGTCAACGGCGCTGATCCGCTCCTGCCCAACGGTCTCGCCCTCGAGGTCGAGCTGGACACCCGAGCCGCCGTCGATGTCGCACTCATCTCGGACCTCAAAGGCTGCATCTTCAAGCCCTTGCGAGCCGCTCGAGCCGGCTACAATGCCGATCATGGCGTTGAGCTTGACCTGGTCCTTGAACTGCTGAGGCAGCAGGGCCTGGGCCTGGGCCGCCCTATCTGTGCGTTTCGTTAGGCTCATACCACCGTGATGCTCCCGGACGAGAATGTAGCGATCTCGTCGTAGTCTACACTATAGGGTGCAGTGGAGTAAACCCCGCCGGCGGTCTTTTTCACCTCAACGGTGACAGTCAGCGTCCCGGAGCAGGCCCCGAAAACTGAGCCATAGAAGCGATCGGGGATCACGTCGTTGCCCATGGAGTGCAGGTTGCCGTACGCCAGCACCGCGGCGATGATCAGGTCGTCGCCGTTGGCGGGGTATTCCTCCTCGGTGTTGTTCGTCCTCGTGATCCTCACAGACATAGGCACCTGAGTCGGCCTGGAGAACTTGACCGCCTGGGTGGCGCCCTGCGCGTCGACAACATTCTCGGTCGTCGAGCCGTCCATGCCAGACGTGGCCCCGACGACGGCCCACAGGCGCGCGGCGATGGCCGCGTCGGTTCCACCCAACACGATCGCGTGGATCGACTTCGCCGTGGTGCCGTTGGCGTCCACCGTCTCGGTGCGGTTGGAGATCACCAGGGCAGCGGTCACACCTGAGACGTCGGCCACGTTGGCGTAAATCGCATCAAGAACCGAGGCGCCCGGGATGGCCACCGAGCGCGCGGCCCTGATCCGCAGCTCCGCGTCGGTCTCGATGTTCGTGCCGACAGTCGCAGCCAACGTGTTGGTCGCCGATGTCCACCCTGTGGTAAGGGTAGCGACGGTCAGGTTGCCCGCGTAGGCGATGATCGGGCCAGTCTCGACCGACTCCATGGCCTGCAGGTTGCCAACCTCGTTGAATTTCATGTTGGCCGTCAGCGAGGCGTTGATCTCCACGGGCAAGCCGGTCACGGCGTCGGCGTCAGAGGTGACAACGAGCTCGCCGTCGCCCGCGTTGTAAACAGCGGTTAGGCCCGAGACAGCGGTGATCGTGCCGGCCAGCGCGCCGAAGATCACGGCCTCGGTGTCAGCGGGCACGGTGGCCGCGTAGGTGTAGGGCGTGCCGTCAACCGTGACGGTATAGTTCCCGGTGGCCAGCGCGCCGTTAGTGGCAATCTCCCAGCGCACGGCGCCAGAGGCAGACAAGGTGATCGCAGCCGTGGTGCGGAAGAAGTCACCCACCGTCGAGGTTTTAACCAGGGCGTACTGTGCGATCGTGGTGGCCACCGCGCCGATCAAGGTCTCGGTCACCGTTGAGCGCGTCGCGGCCAGCTTGTTCACCCCCACGATATCGGCTGCATTTTCCAGCTGGACCCCGTCGGAGGTGCTCCGATACTTGGAATTGTAAACCTCTTCCATGGCCTCCCAATCCTCGGCGCGCGAAGCGGCGAAGATCTTGCAGATCTTATTGTCGGGCGTGCCCGTGGTCTCGGCGGATTGCCGCGCGTCAGCACCAAAGGCGGCCTCCCAGCTGTCGTAGACCAGGCCGAGCAGCTCGTCGTAGGTGGGCTTGCTAAAGCCCGTCGTGGTCACGCCGTAGGGTGCAGGGCTCATATCGGGAAAACCTCGCTGATATCAACAACCCCCTCGGAGGTCGTAGCGGTGAAAGTGACAGACAGCGTCCTGGTTTGCGGCGAGAAGTCCATGGAAAACGCGGTGATCGCCTCGACGTAAAGCGTGCCGAGGATGACCTTGCGCAGCGCGGCCTCGACCACCCGCGAGCTTGGCGGTTGACTCGTGCCGTCGGCGCGCGGCGGGGTGTCCAGGATCTGCTGATACTGCGGAACGCCGGCCGTCAGGTCGCCAAACCACTCACCAAGGAACAGGCGCAGTCGGCATTGTAGCAGCTGCTTGACCGCGTCGGCGCCCGTGACCCACTCCAGGGCCCCGGAATCGTCTTGGGACAGGTCGCCGGTGGCGTCAAGCTTGAGCGATACCATGGCCATTACTGCACCTTCCAGATGGTTGAGGTCCAAGTCGCGGTTGCGGCCGGGATAACAAAGGCGACGATGGCGGCGGCGGCCACCCCGCAAGCCGTGGCGGCGGTGCCCATGGCGGTCTTGCCTACACCAAACGCGGCCTTTTCTGCCGGGTTGAAGTTGCCAGACAGGTCGGTCTGAAGCGTCTGAAACACCACGCCGGCCGCCGTGAAGCCAGTTCCAACCGCGAGGAGCCCGGTGCCGATCGCGATCATCACGGTATTGTTGGCCAGGTTGAAGGTGGTCCCCTTGATCATGTAGTCCGCGGCAGCAGCCCCCAGCTTGCCCGAGACGGCTTCAAGGGTCATGGTCCCGGCGTCGGTCTGCTTAAGCGACGAAAGCAGCCAGCCGAGCCACAGGCCGCCCGTGGAGGACAGCGCGCCGACCTTGATCGGGAAGGCTAGGGCGTCGGTGATGTCGTGGGTGCGAGGATCCGAGGGGAGCACCTTGCCCGTGCCGCCGCCGGCCACCCACTCAACCACCGAGCGGTCACAGAAGACCAACAGCACAGGGTCGTTAACGGCCAGGTCGAAGGACAGGCCACCCTTGCCGCACAGCGGGTAGGCGACCACGGCGTCACGGACAACGGCGTCGTGTTGATCGGCGTCGGTCGAGGCGCGATCGGCGCGGCCCACCGCGGGCTGGACATCTACCCGGGCCGGCGAGGTGCCGGCGATGCGGGTGATGTTGCCGGGCATGGCCGATCGGAGGTCGATCCCGACGGCGTCGATCAGGAATTCGAGGACCTGGGAGCGCTCTGGATCGCCCTGGTTCGCGCGGGGGTCGGCGCTCATAAGCTCACCGCCTCGCAGCTAATGACCCAGCTGCCCGCGCCCGTCCCGTGGGTGTCGCCCTTGCTGGCCCTGCTCTGAACCTTGTAGGTGCCCGACAACGTCTCAGAGGACAGCTTGACGGGATCGCCTACGACGACGGGAGTCAACAGGGCCACGAAGGAGCACCCCTTGTCCGTCTTGGCCGGCGCACCCTGAAGGCCCGACGTCGGCGAGAACTTCCAGGCAGAGACCACGGGGATCCGCGGGCTTGTGGCGTCCAGAGCTTGCGCCAAGCCTTCCTGAACCGACCACTCAACGCCCCAGGCCCGGGCCACCTTGTCGGCGACGACGCGCGCGCGGCCAGACAGCACCAAGGGGCCTGAGATGTTGCCGTCCAGGCCAGAGGCCGACAGCTGGCCGACTTGAGTGTTGGGCATCGCGGCCAAGATGTCGCGGAAGATCTGGATCTTGCTCGTGCCCGAGGCGTAGGAGCGGGAGAAGGTCGAGCCATAAAGGTCGGTCTTGCCGTCCTTGACGTAGATCGTGGTGACAATCTCAGGCGGCGCGATAACATGCTCGACGCGATCGACCATGCCCACGACCTCGGTGGACATCAGGCCCAAGTACCCCGCCTTGAGGATCACGGCCTGCCCCTCGGTGGACACCAGGGCCCGGCTCGCCGGGTTGAGGTTGTACACGCGGATCGTTGCCGTGTTAGGCGACGAGGTGTTCGTCTTCTTGGTGTCGAAGGCGATCCGCAGCTTGGACACCTTGAGGCCCTGGCCGCCAGAGACAGGGGCGACGGTGAGCTCGGCGCGGCGGTCAAAGTAGGGAGTGCCCATTATCCGAGGTCCTCGGCGGGCACGTACACCAGCTTGACTCGGTCGCCGAGGTCCGCCAGCTCCTCGATCGCGCGGCGCGCCCCGCTGGTATCCTGCAGCATAAGGTAGCCGGCAGGCAGCCGGGAGTCGGCGAAGCGGGCGAACAGCGGCATATCCACCCGCGCGGCCTGGCCCTGGACGATGGCCACATCGGCGGAGGTGAAGATCGAGACGGCCAGGCGCGTCGCGCGATCGTTCCAGTCGAAGGCGATTTTATACTCGGCGCCGTCAAGCGTCGGGCGCACAGAGAAGCGCTCCAACTCCACGGGCAAGGGGATGTAAAGCGTGCTCATGGCCTGGCCCCCACTCCATCATACCAGCTGCCCTGGTCTGTCACCGCCTGCGCGTCAACCGGGCCGCTGGCCACCTCGGGAGACACGCGGCCAGCCTCGACCTCTTTGGCAAGGCGGGAATCCATCTCGTTCTGCTTGGCCGTCTTTTTCGCGGCACTCTTGCCCCTCTTTTTTACCTTGAGCTTGGCGGCCTCCGCGGCGGTCAGGGCCCCGGACTCACTCTCGACGATGTCAACCTGCTTTAGCTCGGCCACGAAGGGCACCGAGTCGCCGTCACCGATCCCGCGACTTGCGACAAACACCTCGATCATCATGTTTTCGTAAATACCAAGCTCGGTGTAGACGGTCAGCGGGGTGTCTTTTTCGTCCGCCTTCTCCCAAGCCTGTACACGGCTCAGGCAATGCGAGCCCGGCGCAGATACATCGCCGTCGCCCTGCAGCGAGGCCCCGTCGGTCTGGGCGCCTACCCTGGTCTCATGAAACGAGCCGGTCATCTTGAAGAGAAGCGGGGCCTTGACGCGGTGATCGGACGGAGAGGATCCTTTCTCCACCGGGTTGCTGGTAACCGTTGCGCGGCGCTCGTAGGAGCGCGCGTCGCAGACGTCGGGCGTCAGGTCGGAGATCTGATCGCTCGAGCCGTCGGCCATGGATTCTTCGGCCAGGATTGCTATCAGGGCGACATTGGCCATTATCGCTCCAGGTCCGCGGCGGCAGTGCGCCAATAGGTGGCGGCACCGGCGGCGGCGGCCGAGCCGAGGCGGCGAGCCTCAACGGGAGAGGTCCCCGCGGCCATCTGGACCGACATAGGCGCGGTGATATTGACGTTCCGCGTCGAGTTGGACACCGAAGAGGCGCCGGCCCGGGCAGGCCCCGCGGTCGCGGCCCGGGCGGCGTCCGACTTGGTCCACTCTCCAAAGGCGCGCAAGTTGGGCTTAAGCCAGGCCGCGGCCGAGGTGATGCCGTCGACGAAGGCGTCGACAAGGCGCCCGGGGATCAAGGCGATCCAGTCGAAGATCCCGCCGAAGAAATCGGCGATGGCCGGCCCTGCGCCCCCGAGACCGCGGATAATATGATCTGGCATGGCCGCGAACCAGTCGAACACGCGTCCCACGAAGGCCCGGATCGCCGCGTCCATCTTGTCGGTCGCCTCGACATAAGCCTCATACCAGAGGTACGCCTGCGCGGCCGTCTCGCCGATCCACTTACCGAGGGTCATCAAGACGCCCACAATACCAAGAAGGCCCTGTGCGGCCAGTGCTGCTGCGCGAACAATCACCCCGAGTTGAGTAGCCATGACTTTCAGGCCGACGATCACCGCGTCGAGGTCTACACCTTCGATGGCCTTGATCGTGGCCTTGATCCACTTCTCAAGCTTGCCCTGGATCAACTTCTTATTGGCGACGATCCAATCTTTGGCGATCTTAAGGTAGCGGTCGAAAACAGGGAAAAGCTCGGCAGAGAACTGCATCGCCACGCCCCGGATCGACTCTTCAAACCGGAGCAGGGAGTCGATGAAGCCCTCGGCCCCGCTCAACGCCTTGCCGCTCAGTACGATCCCAAGGTCGTCGGCCTCGCGGAACATCGCGGCCAGGCCGATCGCGCCACCTTCGAGCAGGGGCAGGAGCTCCACGCCAGACCGGCCAAAAACCTTTTGGGCCAAGGCAACCTTGAGGGTGGAGTTTTCAACGGAACTGAGCGCGTAAAGCGACTCGCGCAACAAAACCTCGGTGTCCTTCAGGTTTCCGTTAACGTCCACCGTCTCGATCCCAAGCTCTTTGAGCGAGTCGACGGCGGTCTTGCTGCCCTGGGATGCGTCGTAGGCGACGACGGAGAGTTTCTTGATCCCCGGGATCAACTTGTCGATGTGCGTGCCCGAGAACTGGGCAGCGAGGGCCAGCCGCTGGAGGGTGCCGGCTGAAACGTCGAGCTTGCGGGAGTCCTTGGCGATCTTGTCGGCGGCCTCGGCCTGGCCCTTGACCAGGGCGAAGATCCCCGCGCCGGCCACAGCAGCGGCGGCACCCATCCCGATCATGGCCTTGCCAGCGAGCGCGGCGCCCTTTTTGGCCGCACCGATCGCCTTGTCGAACTTCTTCACCGCGCCGGTGTCGGCCTTGAAGCCCCAGCGAGTGAAGATCTCACGAATGACAGTGGAGCTCATGCCGCCACCTCAAGGTGTTTCCAGTTCTTGCGCGACACAATCCGCCCAACCATGTGACGAGACACGGGGAAATCGGCGGCGATTGACGCAGGGGCCTCGCCCTTAAGCCCCCGGGTCAAGATCTCTGCAGCCTGAGCCTCGGTAAGCTTTGCCATGCCGTGCACCTCCCCGCGCCTCATTACCTCGGGGCGGAGGCGCGAAACATGGCTGTCGCCCCTGGACTGGCGCCCCTTGGCTTGCCGATCGGCTGTGTTTTCTTGATTTGTCCCCAGCCAGAGGTGATTTGGATTGCAGCACAAAGGGTTATCGCAGTAGTGGCAAACGCACAGGTCGCCTGGAGTGGCGCCATTGCCCAGTTCATAGGCAACGCGGTTCGCTTTCTGCATTTTCCCCTCGCTCCAGATTTGACCGTATCCGTTGCTCGTACAGCCGAGCCACGGCCAGCAGGAGTCGGGGCCTGCAGACTTGTCCACCTTGCTCCAAAATCGAAGGTGGAGCGGTATGCGATGGGCTGGCACTATTTGCTATCCTCGGGGGTTGAAGCTTCCTGCAGGGCTTGCTCGTAGGTCAGATCGATGTTGGCCTGCACCACGTCGTGCAGAGAGTAGTAGGTCTCAACCTCTTGAAGTGTTGCCACCCCTGCGATTGTGAGCCTTGACACGAGCCACCTTCTCTGCAGTGCGGCGCCCTCGGTGCTGCCAAAGAGCGCCAGTGGATCTACTTTTCTTCCGGGCTTTCGGCCTTGCTTTTTTCTTTGTCGATCGAGCTCATCGCCAGCTCGAGCCAGCGCCGCCAGTCCCCGAAAGGGCCCAGGTAGTTGACCTCCAGGGCCAACCCGACCACCTTAAGCATGGAGAATAGGTCCCCGCGGAACACCTCATCGAACACGCCACGCGGGCCGGCCAGCTGCAGCACGCTGAGCTTGCCGTCGCCGGTCGGCATCTCGACCGTGCACCCCTCGAGCAGGCGCTGAACCAGGGAGATCACCTCGGCCTCGTTGAGCCGCTCGGTCAGAGCGGCCACCGCGCCACCAAGGCCCGCTGATAGCGCGTCAGTCAGCGCCGCTCCCCGGTCCCCGCCCTTGGCCTCCGTCAGGTCGACGGAGCCAAACAGCGCGCCAGCAGGGGCCCCAATGAGCTTGAGAAGCGGCACGGAGCAACCCAGGGCCGCGGTTGGGCTCAGCGGGGTAACAGTGAAGACCATATCGCGAACGGTCAGCGTCTTACTTTGAACCTTGCGCCCCATCGGGGCACCTCCTTGGTTTAGACAGGCGTGGTGGTGGACGGGGCCTTGATTACGGTGTTGGTGAGCAGGAAGACCCACTCCCGATCCTCGGGACCGTCGCCCCCGGCGCCTTCGGGGCCGGGCGGAATGGACTGGATCATGGCCTGGCGAGAAAAGCAGCGGTTGCCGAGGCTGTCCTCGAACTCGAAGACGCCGGCGGTCTTGGCGTAGTACTTGGCGGTCAACACCCGGTTGGCGTCAGAGGTGTACATCAGCTTGAGTCGGAACATGCCGCCGCCGGGCTTGTTGACGATGAAGGCTGCCTCTTTGTCGGCGCCCTCCTTCACCCTGGTCGGCTCGGTATCGAACGGCTCGTATTTACCGAAGCTCCCCTCGGCGAGGCCCGTGAAGGCCAGGGCGTCAAAGCTCCCGTTTGCGTCGGAGACATCGTAAGTTTTTACGTCGTTGGCCATCGTGATTCTCCTCTGTTACACGCTCAGGGTGCCATTGATGGGGTTGAGCCGGTTGATCGCGGCGGCCGCGTAGCAGCCGAACTTGATGTCAGGCAGGGTGCGCCCGGCCCGGGTGGCGGTGGCCACGTCGGAGATGTCGGGCACGGTGCACCACGGCTCGAAGCCCGGCTCATTGGAGATCGCGCCCTTGTCGACGCCTTCCTGCATGACGGCCTCGATCACGCCCTTGACCATGCGCGCGCCCTGGTTCGTGTATGGGATCTTCTCGACCGTCACCAGCAGGCTGGCCAGGTCGACCGTGATGGTGGACTCAAGCCAGTTGCTCAGGCGCGTCAGGTCGATCCAGTCGCCGTAGCCGTTCTGCCCGTCGGTGCCAGACTGCGTGCGCCCGGAGCCGCCGAAGCTCTCGTAAAACAGGCACCGCTTGGCTTCGAGATTCGTGCGCTGGGTAGCGGTGAAGTCGCCCGCGGTCACGCTGGACAGCCCCTTGTGCGTCCAGTTGGTCGTACCCGGGAACAGGGGCAGGCACCGGCCGAGCAGGGCCGCGTCAACGTACTCGGTGACCGCGTCCTCATGGTAGAAACACGAGGACTGCTTGTATGCGTTAGCCTTGATCACCGCGGCGATCGTGGTGCTGTCGGCGGCGTCGGTGGTGTCTTTGATGTTGGCGACGTCGGAACAGCCGATGTAGAGCTTCTTGTTGGTCTCGGCCCATGCCGACACGAGGGTCTGCTGCGCGAGCAGGCGCCCGGAGGTGCCCACGGTGATCAGGCCGTACCACTCGTCGGAGACGGCGGCGGCGGCGGTCAGCGAGGTGTCGAGGTTCTCGTAGGTGCCCACGGACGGCACGGCGTCGATGGTGCCAGCGCCAACGGCGTTGACCGAGCCGGTGACATAGAACAGGCCGCCAGCGGTGGTGATCTGGACGTCGGAACCCACGCCCACGGCGGTGACCTCGGCGTGCGCTCCAACAGCAGCGGCCAGGGCGGTCGCGGTCGCGGGGGCGGTGCCGGCGGCGATCGTGGTGTAGGGCGTCGAGGTGCCATCCGCGCCGATCACGTTGATCGTGTAGGTGGTCAACACGTCGTAGGCCGTGATCGTGATGTCCTGACGAGTGGCCAGGTTGAGGATCAGGTAAGCCGTGTTGGGGCTGGGCTCCTGGGAGAAATGGTCCTGCGTCGCGTTGTACAGGGCCAGGTCGTCGCCGGTGGACGCCGAGGTGATGCCCAGGCCCGACAGGGTGGTCGCCCATGCCGACTTGGTGAGCGTGGTCTCGCGCGTAACGGTCTTGGGCAAGGTCGCGACGAGCGCGGCCAGGCCGAACCCTTCGCGGCTAATGCCCTTGGAGGCCCTGGTGATGAGTACGTTGACGATGTCGCCGAGGGGTCGTTCTGACATGGTGATCTCCTTATGGGGCCTCGAAGCTGGAGACGGAACGCACGGTGCCGTCGGGCTTGTACAGGGTTACCTCCCCCTCGAAAGTCTCGATCAAGGGGAATGAATCGGTGAAGACGGCGCCAAAGCCGAAGGAAACATCGAACTGCGCCCGCTCTTCAAAGGCGGTCTTGACCAGCGCGGACAGGTTGCGCGGATCGGGTCGCTCATGGGGCGGCGCCAGGCCGGCGCTCCGGAGGTTGTCTTTAACCTGCGTCTTGCCGAGGGCCTCGACGGCGCCGCGGGCCCTGTCCATGGCGTCCGGGCCGTAGATATTGATCGAGGCGTCGATCCTTTGGTGCAGGGCCACGGCCTGATCTGCGGTGTTGGGATCGGCGAGGTCGATCCCGTTGTCCGTGATCGCTCCGCGGTGCTCACCGCCAAGGGTGCGCGGGCCGTCGAGGTTGACGGTGCAGTAAGGCGACGCGGGCGGGCGGCGGCCCTGCTTATCGAAGATCACAGGAACATCGGATTCCCACTCAGAGACGAGCCAGGCCCGGATCGCGGCCTTGTGGACGGTCGTGGTAACGAAGGCCATTAGCTCGGCCCCTGCCGGTCAATGCGCACGGCGACGGCGTCCCAGTGCTGCTGACCGCCCGCGTAGCAGGGCCAGCGCTTGCAGCTGTGGACCTCCCATAGCTCGGAGTCGTAGGCGACCAGGTCGGCGGCGAAGCCTGTCAGATCGTTGCCGGTGCGCAGCTCGTCGACGGCAATGATCCGCATGGCCTCTGAGGTGTGAAAGGCGTCATCGAGCCGCTTCATATCGTTGGCGGTGGCCGGCGTCATGGACCCGCGCACGGTGACAGGCGCAGAGGCACCGGTCGCGCCGTCGCCGTCGGGATAGGTGTCCTTGGCGGTGGCGCGCGTCACGGTCAGGCTGAGAAACTCGGGCGCGGTGACCTGGATAGCAGAGGAGCTCACACGGACACCTGCCCCGCTTTCTTCTTGCGCAGGCCGACTGTGATCTGCGAGTGCACCTTGTTGCGCATCACGCCGGTGTGAACCAGCGGGTTGGATCGGCCTGTCTTCTTGATCGTGGAGGCAGCCAGGGGCGGATCTCTCAACTCGGTGATCTCGCGGCGCAGCTCGGAGGCGGTCTCTTCGCCGAAGGCGGTCAGGGCTGAGATCATCGTGGTCTTGCCCTCGGCGACGAGCTTGAGATAGTGATCGAACCTCTGCTCGAAGACCTTGCCTTTCTTGCGGAGCATGGCCCGGATCGTCGAGCGCTCGGGGATTCTACCGTCCTTGGTGCCGAACTCGTGCACGGCCAGGATCTGGGCAAGGGTATACTCCGGGCTCTCGGGGTGCTTCTCCCCGTCAAAGATCCCCGTGTCAACGGTGGCGCCGTCGGCGGCCCCAAGCTCGCGCAGGAGCTTCTCGCGGCCCATGTCCTTGTCGGTCGTTTCGCCGTTGATGCGCGTCATGAAATGGCCCCGGCCGCCGGATTGTCGAACATGCCCCGGGTGAAGGACGGCTGTACCGTGTCCGTATCAGCCTCGCGGGTCTCCTTGTCCGAAACGGAGATGCCGCCGCAGAAGCCGGCGGCGAACTGGCCGTCGGACTTGAGCAGGGCCATCATCTCCTTGTAGGCGGCGAGGCGGTTACTGTGCTGGACGCTGATCGGGCCCGTGGTCTGGCTCACTAGGCGCACGTACTTGGCCATCAGGAGCTTGATGCAGGCGATTGAGGCCGAGTTGACGCTGCCCGTGTCGGTCAGCTTCTCGTCAATGATCTCATCGGCAAGCTGCTGATCGCTTGTATCCGTATCGCCGATGTTCTCTCGAACTCGGTTGCGGTCGGATCTGGTAGCGGCGTCGTAAGTCCAGGTCATCGGGGCCTCAGCCATGCCCCCGAGGGCGGGGAAGGCCCCTCGAGGGCGGGTTGCTTCTTACAGGTTGCTATACATGTCGTACATGTAGGCGCCGAGGGAAGCGGCGGTTACCTTCTGATCCCAGTACATGATCGACTCGTAGTCGGTGCGGTTGCCGAGCTCGGGCCGCGGAATCCGGCGGACCATGACCTTGGTGCCCTGGGGGGCGCCGGTCGGGGCAGTCCACAGGAAGGTGTAGCCAGCGGAGGGAACGCGCACGCTCGGAGTCTTGGCGCGGTGAGCCAGGAGCATGTTGTTGGTGAAGATCTTGGTGAAGCTCGGGGTGCCAGCGGGACCCGCGTTGTAAATCGCGGAGGCGACGATCAGCTCCTCGAGGCCCCACAGCTTAGCCAGCATCTCGGCGGTGATGCTCGCGGAGCTGGTGTAGTCGAAGCGACCGCGAATCACGGAGTGATTGATCGCCTTGTTGAAGGCGTCGCGGGCGATAACGCCGACGTTGGCGTCGAAGCCGGTGGAGTCGTGGATCAGGTCCTTTTTGTCGAGCACGTCCTGGATGGGATCGGAGTTGGCCTTATCCCACTGCAGGAACTGCTTGCCGGTCGGGCCCGCGGCCTGGCCCTGGCAGTCGTGGTCCCACTTGGAGGTGGCCATGTTGGCCGCGGCCCAGGTGCGCTCCATCTTGGTCATGTTGGCCTGCGTCAGCTGCTCGATCAGAATCTGGTCGGGCGGGATCGGGCCGTCGTCGTTGGCCAGGTCGGCCGGGGTCAGATAATCGCCCTTGCCGTACTTCTTGCAGCCGTAGGTGATGTGCGAAAAGGTGCCGGTCTCCTGGGGAGCCGCGGTGCCCTCGCCCATCTCTTCGGCCTCGATGCGGAGCAGATCGGCCACGGAGTACACGCGGATCGCGTCGGTCTGCTTGCTGACCGGAATGGAGGGGAAGACCCTTCCTGCGATGTACTTCTCTTTGCTCTGGAAGAAGGCAAGGCCGACATTGGAAAGCACCTTGTCATAGTGTCGATCTGCTGGGGTGGGGCGAGGGGGCATGGTGCTCTCCTTATTGAACTACACGCCCGGGGTCGCCCCCGGGCTCATTGGTTATTCGGCGACGTCCTGGACGTAGCGGTAGCCGGTGAGCTGGAAGGTGATGCCGTCAATCTTGAGGCGGTCGTCGACCTCCCAGGTCACCAGGCCCGCGGCGTCGGTGATCATGATCACGGGGTAGCGGTAGACGGCGGCGCTGGCGGCGGTCGTGTTGGTGATCACGGAGTCGTCGTCGTCGGCCACTCCGCCGTTGGCATAGCGGAACTCGTGCGCCACGGCCTCGTTGTTGTTCACCAGCCACACGCCGTGGAGCTCAACGGCCCGGGTGGAGATCGGATCCTTGACGGCGGTGGCCAGTGCGACGTTGACGGCGGCCAGGAGATCATAAGTCTCATGGGTGGCGTTGACGGCCGGGATCGCCGCGGCGGTCACGATGTCGCCAGGCATGCGCTTCAGCTCGAGGTTTTCCGTGAGCACGAGCGACTGGTTCGCATCGGCAGCGGCGATCTCGGTGGTGATGCTGGCAAGGCTTTTTTTGAGGATCATATCAGCGCTCCCTACACGAAGGCGGTCGGGTGGACGTAGCGAAAGGACTTGATGTGGAAGATCGCGGTCAGGTCGGCCTGGTCATCGGACTCGATCTTGATCTGGCCGCTGGCGTCGGTGAAAAGCTCAACCTCAACCGGGGTCGAGGACGCGAGGGGAACCTCGACGGAGACGACGGTGTCGTCGTTGTCGGGCGTCTCGCCGTCAGCATAGCGGAAGTTGCGGGCCGCGGCGCCGTCGGCGTTGACGATCTCCAGAACGCCGCGCAGGGCCACACGCTGGCCGGTGGCGATGGCGCCGACGGCCGCGGTGTTGATGGCGGCGATCAGGTCGTAGTCCTCCCACACGTTGACGACGGCCGCGCCAAAGGCGGCGGTCTCCAGGTTGCTCGGGGCGGCGTATTCCACGCCGTACTTGAGCGCGCCGGCCAGGCTCAGCTTGACGACGATGTACTCGTCGGCGCCGGTGCAGGTGGTCCAGGCCTTGCCGTGAACAGGCTGGCCAGCGCCGGCCACGATGGCCCGGCCCGTGGTGTCATTGGTGACCTCGGTGCCGGCGGTGACAGCCTCTCCAGAGAGGACGAACACGATCCCGGAGGCGGCCAGCTTGCAGCCGGTGCCAGCGGCGCTGGGCTCGTCCTGCAGCACGGCGTCGGCCTTCATGCCCTCGGTGGTGCACAGGCCGATGGTCTTGACGCCCGAGATGTAGACGAAACGATTCTGATAGCTGGAGAGGTCGGCCCCGGCCTTACCGTTGAAGCTCTGGATGATTTGCTCGCTCATTGGATTCTCCTGGCCCGGGGGCGGTTATTCGGCGTCCTGCTCGGCCTGAACGCGGCGGGCGAGGTCGGGGTCAGCGCGCAGACAGGCGGTGTAGGCCTGCGCGTAGCTCATGGGCTCGGCGCTCTTCTCGCGGAAGTTGGCGGCCCGCTTCTCGAGAAGGGCCTCGGCGGAGCCCTCGCGAGGCCCGCCGTCGCGGTTGTCGCCCTTCTCCTTGTACAGGTCACCCTCGCGGATGGCGGCGTCGGCGGTCTTCATGAAGGAGTGAAGCTTGCCGGCCAGCTCGTCGCCGGCCTTGTTGGCCACCTCGGCGAGCAGGTCGCCCGACTTCACGCCCTCAGCGGATGGCAGGGCCTTGAGGTCGGCGGCCTTCTCGGTCCAGACGCGCTTGGAGTCGGCGTCCTTGTTGGCCTTGAGCTCGGCCTCGGCCTTCTCGATCCGCACACGGTCGGCCTTGGCGTCGGCCTCCATTTTCTCAAAGTACTTCTTGGCGGCCGGGCTCAGATCCTCGGACTTGAAGATCTCTTTCTTGCCGGTGACCTCGTTGAGCAGCGGCAGGGCGTCCTCGGCATTGTCGGAGGCGACCAGCTCCAGGGCCTTTTCGACCTTGGCCTTGTTGGCGTCGGCGGTCTTCTCCATCTCGGCGACCTTGTCGTCGGCCTCTTCCTTGCCTTCCTCGGCGGCCTTGGCCTCGGCGGACTTGGACTTGAGGGCCTTGAACAGGGCCTCCTGCTTGTCCTCGTCCATCTTCTCGAGGGCCTTGAAAAGGTCTTCCTCGGAGACGTCGGCGGCCTTGGCGTAGGGCGCCAGGATCTTTTTCTGCTCGGGGGTCATGGGCATGGGATCATCTCCGGTTTTCTGGAAAAGCTTGGGGCGGCGGTTGGCAGGGCGCTTGACGGGTGAGAGCTCGTGAATTTCTTGCTCTTCGAGGTGGATCGTATCGTCATTGTTTTTGATCGCGGCCATCAGTGACTTACATTGATGGGGGATCGTCGATAAGTCTGGCAACTTATCGAAAATCGACACTTGATGTTACTTTTTGGCGCTTAAACTATTGACGGGTTGAGTTTTGGCGCTATAATTAGGGCATGAACAAGGGAAACAGCAGCAAGGCAGCGAACCTGAACCGGGAGAGGGATATGGACACTAAAACCATCACCATAACCA